AGAACTACGCAGGTATTGGTTACACATACGACAGAGTGCGTGATGCGTTTATACCACCTAAACCTTTCCCTAGCTGGACATTAGTAGAGGACACTTGTCAATGGCAAGCTCCAGTAGCTATGCCTACCGATGACAAAATATACGTGTGGGATGAGGCAACAACAAACTGGGTAGAAGCTGCATAATGGCAAACCTGCTGATTAAGGGAGCTACGTCAGGCACGACAACGATGGCCGCTGTGGATAACATCACGGCGACTATAACTCTGCCTGCTACTACAGGTGTTTTCCCAATACAAGATTCAGCAACAGGTGCCTTGTACCTACCAGCAGGAACTACTGCTCAACGCCCTACCGCAGCAACTGGCCAATGGCGTTACAACACAGACTTAGGTGTACTTGAGTATTACAACGGCGCTGCTTGGTATAGTACAACGGCAACACCAAATGAAGCACCTTCTACAGTTGAGTATTTAGTCGTAGCGGGGGGTGCTGGAGGAGGTTATCGCGGCGGCGGTGGCGGTGCTGGTGGATATAGGACAGCTACTGGGTTTGCCGTTACTGCTGGTTCTGCAATAACAGTTACAGTTGGTAGTGGTGGTGCTGGAAGTTCATCTGATGCAGCCACTGGTTCGGCTGGCGGTAACTCTGTATTCTCATCTATTACCTCAACTGGCGGCGGCGGTGGCGGTTCTGGAAATTCAAGACCAGGTGCTAATGGTGGTTCAGGCGGCGGGGCAAGAGCATTTAGTAATAATACCTACTCAGGTGGTACAGGAGTATCTGGACAAGGAAATAATGGTGGTTCTGCTTCATCAAATGGTACAACTTATGACAGTACTGGTGGAGGAGCTGGTGCAAGTGCAGTAGGTGGTGATGGTACATCTTCAGGTAACGGGTCAGGTGGAGCAGGTTCTGCATCATCCATATCTGGTTCATCTGCTTACTACGCGGGGGGCGGTGGTGGTGGCAATGGCTCTGGAACTCCATCAGCAGGTACAGGTGGTTCAGGTGGCGGCGGTAATGGGGCAACTGGGTCATCTACAGGAACTGCAGGTGTGGCTAATACAGGTGGTGGCGGTGGCGGTGGCGGCGTATCTAATGGCTTAGGCGGAGCAGGTGGGTCAGGCATCGTTATTGTTCGCTATTCAGATTCATTTAAAGCAGCCACAGCAACCACAGGTTCACCCACAATCACAGTAGCTGGCGGTTACAGAGTTTACAAATGGACTGGCTCAGGAACAATTACTTTTTAAGGCTACATAATGGCTATAACACTAGATCCCACCACAGGCATTGTAACGACACCAACAGTCACGGCTGATGGTACAACGGCTGTCGTCATGCCAGCAGGCACCACGGCTCAACGCCCAGCATCGCCAACGGCAGGGATGGTTAGGCTCAACACGACACTAGGCTACCCTGAGTGGTATAGTGCGACTTATAGCAATTGGTTAGCGTTCGGAACAACAGCGTTATATACACAAAAAGCGATATTTGGGTATGGATATACAACGGTTAACGTTTCGATGACTAACCTAGTTTCTAACACTGGTGTGGTGGCAACAGATACAACGGGAGTTGGAACAGCGCGGGGGTATTTAGCAGCTACAGGATACGGAATAGATAAAGCAATCTTTGGGTATGGTATTACCTCAGTCGTTGTTTCAATGTCTAACTTAGTATCAAACACAGGGGTAGTCGCTACTGATACAACCGGTGTAGGTAGTGCACGAGGATATTTGGCTGCTGCTAGTTATGGTATAGATAAAGCTATATTTGGTTATGGCTATATTGCCTCATCAACAGCAATAACAAATCTAGTGTCAAACACAGGGGTAATAGCAACAAATACTGCTGGTGTAGGACAAATACGATTTGGTTTGGCTGCGGCGGGATATGGTCTAGATAAAGCAATCTTTGGCTACGGCATTAATGCTTCTCCACTTTCATTAACTAATTTAGTGTCAAACGCCGGCGTAGTTGCTACGGATACAACAGGCGTTGGAACAGCGAGAGCATATTTAGCTGCTGCAGGATACGGCGGTGATAAAGCAATATTTGGCTATGGTTCAAATAACGCGGGGACATATTATTCATTGACAAACTTAGTATCTAATACAGGAGTAGTTGCTACTGACACTACGGGTGTAGGTACAGCGAGACATTATTTGGCAGCAGCAGGGTATGGTAGCGATAAAGCTATATTCGGTTATGGGGCTACAGGGTCTAACCTATCTATGACTAACCTAGTCTCCAGCACTGGTGTTGTTGCTACTGACACAACAGGCGTAGGCACTGCTAGATATAGTTTAGCCGCAGCAAGTTATTCACTCTCTTAAGGACAAGACATGGCAATTACATTAAACGGCACAACTGGGGTCACAACGCTAACAGTAACTTGTACTGGTACAGACGCGATGACGCTTCCAGTAGGGACCACGGCCCAAGAGCCATCAGGCACAACGGGCATGATTCGTTACAACTCCACCCTAGGCTACCCTGAGTGGTATAGCACGACATACAGTTCGTGGTTAGCATTTGGTGTGACAGCAGCGTATACACAAAAAGCTATTTTTGGATTTGGTTCAGGAGTGTCATACACGGCAGTAACTAATCTTGTTTCAAGTTCTGGAGTGGTGGCAACTGATACCACAGGTGTTGGTACCGTAAGGGCAGGATTAGCAGCTGCTGGATATGGATTAGATAAAGCAATCTTTGGTTATGGAGATGCCAGCGCTGGATGGACAGCAATTACCAACCTAGTTTCAAATACAGGCGTAGTGGCAACAGACACAGCTGGAGTGGGCACAGTCAGGAATAACCTTGCCGCGGCTACATACGGTCTTGATAAGGCAATTTTTGGGTTTGGAGGAGATACTTCCCCTGCCTTTTATGCAATGACCAACTTAGTGTCTAATACAGGTGTTGTTGCTACCGACACTGCAGGTGTTGGTTCCACAAGAGGTATCTTGGCTGCTGCGGGTTACGGTGGAGACAAGGCCTTATTTGGATATGGTTGGTTAACAGGTGGCGCACTGACTGCCGTAACAAATAAAGTATCTAACACTGGCGTTGTAGCCACCGATACGGCAGGCGTAGGTACAGCAAGGCGTAATATAACCGCAACAGGATATGGATATGATAAAGCTATCTTTGGATATGGTTACGCTGGTGGCTACGTTTCAATGACAAACCTAGTATCTAATACTGGCGTAGTGGCTACGGACACAACAGGTGTTGGTGTTGTTGCTCTTAGTAGAGCCGCTGCAAGTTATGGAGGAGATAAAGCTATATTTGGCTATGGTGCAACTTCATCCGTAAATACGGCTATAACTAATCTAGTTTCAAACACAGGCGTAGTGGCAACAGATACTACGGGTGTAGGCACAGCAAGAGCAAATTTAGCCGCAGCTAGCTATTCACTTTCAGCATAAGGTAAAACAATGGCATCAAATTTAAACTCAGAGTTCAACTACCGCTACCAAGTAATTGGCAGCACCCCCTGGGAAAAGCTTAAGACGCTCAAGGGTTTCTTGGTTGGACGTAAACGCGCAGCCGTGCTTGAAGAGTGCGCCGCATTAAAGTACCAAGCCAAGCTAGAGGAACTAAAACACCTTAAAGAAGTGCCTGCCTTGCCGCACATCATCCTTAACCTACAGGCTGAGATACTAGAGCTAGAGTCACACCTAGACGATCAAAAGCATGCGTTTGAATTAAACCGCACAGAGATAGGCATACTAGAGAAGTTGATTGCTGAGATATACGAAGAGGTTGAGCCTACTCGCATACCAGGCTACACCGACGATCAGATGTTTGAGGCCAATGCCAATCACGAGTTTACCGTAACCATCGGCCGTGAACTGCAAGCTGAAATCATTGCTAACGGTCGTCCTAGTCCAGCTAAGCTACTTAACGCAATGAGCAACCCTCACACGCTAGAGGCGCTTAAACAAATCGGCATGGTGCCAAAAGAGACTGTGCTACTAGGCGAGAAAGAAGTGACGCTACAACTTACCAATCAAGGAGAAGAGTAATGGAAAAATTCATAGCTAAAGTAAACGAGATACTAAGCAAGTTTTGTATTGTGTGCAAAGTGCCTTGCGACAAGCAAATGCACTTTATATGTGGCTTTATCATAGCTGCTGTGTTGACACCGTTCATTGGTGCGTACTCTATCTTAGTAGTGGCTATCATCGCTGCATTAAAAGAGATCTACGACTTCCTACACCCTGAGTCACATACTGCTGACTTTTTGGATTGGGTCGCCACAACCTTAGGTGGCGTGGTAGGTTTTGTTGTAGTCGCATTATTTTAAGAGGCAATGATGAGTGAGATCGATGAAACCGCAGCTAGGCTAAACTCTCACGAGGCTTTATGCGCATTCAGGTACGAAACAATAAATGCTAGGCTTAAACGTCTTGAGCATATATTGATTGGCGTTGCTGGTTTCATAATTATTTTCTTGCTTTCACAAACGGTGGCGCATGCAGATGAAACAACAATCAACTACAAAGGCCAACCTGTCCCCTCTGCCATGGCTCCTTCGATGTCAGCTTTCAGTCAAGATGTTTGCAGCATTGGCATTAGTGGTGCTGTCAACGGTGGGATATTTTCTGTAGCAGGGGGCACCATGGTGACTGATAATAACTGTGTTCGTTTGCGCTGGGCTAAATTCCTAAGCGACAGCGGTTTGAAGGTTGCAGCAGTGTCCCTTGCTTGTGCAGCTAACCATGAGAACTGGATAGCTATGGAAATGAGCGGTTCGCCCTGCCCTATCGGGGGTGCTATTGGTGATGCAGCAAGAAAGGCATGGTATGATTTACACCCCGATTGGTTTGAGGAGATTTATGGCAAAAACTTTGTCCTTATCACTCCTCTGCCTGATTCTTCTAAGGAGTAATTATGTTCAAGCATATTGTTACGCAAATCAGTGGGCTGATTATGGTCCTGTATACTCGAGCCTTGGCGTTGCTCAAGGCACTACTATTCAAGCCTGCCAACAGCTTGCTTGCCAAATTTATCCTGGCATTCCGGAGTGTAGCCAACCTCCGCCACCGCCACCGCAGCCAACTTGCACTTATAGTGCCGTTACCGAAGAAAGGCAAACCTGTGGGAATAACCAAATCGGCTCGGTCACGTTTAAAAGAGAACAAAACTGTCCCGACCCCTACGGCTCCCCAGTCGACTCAGGATGGTTTGAAATCGCAAGGTCGTGCCAAGCGGCACCGCCGACCTGCCGCACAAGTGTCGAAGAAAGGCAAGTAGCATGTCAAGATGGGTTCGTGGGATCTATAACTCAGCAGCAAATTTTGTCTTGTCCAGATCCTTACGGGCAGCCAGTGGCAGGACCATGGGTAGAAACTCAAAACACTTGCCAGAAGAGCCAAACAAATCCGACCAACATGACAAGTCCTGTGAATCCAGCAAGTCCAATAGCACCACCTCCACCTCCTGCTCCAGAGCCACCTGCTCCTGCGCCAGAGCCTCCTACAGAAGTTGCAGCAGAGCCACCTCCTGCTCCAGCAGCGACGAGCGGAACTACACAATCAACTCCGCCAACCCAAACGATGAATGTTCCTGCTCAGCCTGCAGGAGCTACGCCGACTACCTCGCAACCACAGACGCCAAAGGGAAAGGAATTGGTTCCAGGGTTCGGGATAGTGTTGAGCCTAGAGATTTTAAACAAGCCTATGCAGATTCAAGAGATTCAATTGAACGATGCACTGGCATACCAGCAGGAGTTACCGTATGAGCTTAAAGGAAACCAAGGAATCTTACTCGAACTACTCAGCGAAAACTCTATTAGTCGTGATTTTTGGAGTATTAGCACCGCTAGGTGGGACAGTTTACGTAGGAATAACGACTTACAACCGTGTTATAGCTGCGACTGAAGCGATTGAGGCAGCCAAGCCTTATGACGATGCAGAGTTACGAGCAGAAGTTAACGCACTTAAAGTGCAGTTATCTGCACAGCAAGCTTCAGTAAACGTAGTAAAAGACTCTATGGTTACTACATCTAACCAGCTTGTATCGATGCAGGAGAAGGTATCCAACGCTATCGGAACGGCTAATGAGGCTAAGGCTATCACTAACGGTAACGTGCGTGAAACAGCGGCGTCTTTACTAGGTGTGCGTGAAGAAATGAAAGCTACCAGAGAAGGCATTGAATCACAACTTAAAGCCCTTAAACGGGCAACATCAAATCCATTGGGGAATTAATTATGTTATCTATCATATCAGGTCTATTAGGCATAGGCTCATCAGCACTACCAAGCATCTTGGGTTTCTTTCAACAGAAGGGCGACCAAAAGCACGAGATGGCTATGGCCCGTTTGCAGACAGAGCGTGAGGCCGCTATGGCTGCCGCTGGCTTTGCGTCACAAGAAAAGATTGAAGCCATCAAGCTAGAAGAAATTGAAGTGCAGACTTACGCACAAGAGCGCGAGGCTTTGTATGCTCACGACATGAAGATGATGGACAAGGCATCACAAGGCACAGTAGATTTAAATGCTAAGGTGCGTCCTATAATAGCCTTTACGTTTGTGGGCTTGCTTGTAATAGTAGATCTTGTTGGTCTAGGTTGGGCAATATATACTGGCGTAGAGTTTGGCACTGCTATGAGCTTAGTATTTTCTGATGATGAAATGGCAATTGTAAGTAGCATAATCGGCTTCTACTTTGGCTCACGTCAGTGGGAAAAGCACCGTGAAGGCAAGTAAAGAACTAATTAAGATGTTGAAACACCATGAGGGCGTTAGGTACAAGCCGTACCAATGCCCTGCTAGGCTGTGGACAATAGGCGTTGGGAGTGTGCTGTATCCAGAACAAGCTAAGATACCGTCAAGCATAGAGGGTATGGATAGGCGTAAGGCATGGCCACTAAAACCTGAAGATAACCGTAGATGGAGCGAGGAAGAAGTTGACAAATTATTGGCTAAGGATGTCACCAGATTTGAACGAGGGCTTGCCCGTTATTTACCTATACGACTTTCACAGAATGAATACGATGCTATTCTTAGCTTCTGCTTTAATCTTGGTCTTGGTACATTTCAGCGGTCAACCCTCCGTCAAGCGCTTCTACGCGGCGATAAAGCGAGTGCTATTCAAAGCTTGCTCAAGTATAATAAAGCCGGTGGGAAAGTCTTAAAAGGATTAGATAACCGCCGTAAAGACGAAGCAGCACTGTTCCGTAAAGAGTAAATAGATGTTTCCATTTGCTTGAATTTAGGGCATAATTATTAAAAAATCGACTGCTGTATAAGTGGTCATGTAACTAAGGAATTTTACATGGCTTATGCAATGACTTTTGCCAGCCTCCAGGTAGACCTTCGCAGGTACTTGGAACGTGGCTTCACACTAGCAGACGATCCGTACGTTTACGAGCAATTGCCTCGTCTTATCAATATGGCTGAGCGCCGTATTGCCCGTGATTTAAAAATCCAAGGTTTCATCGTTGCAGTAACAACACCGCTATCAGTGGGTGTCAGCACGTACGCAAAGCCTAACCGCTGGCGTGAGACCATCAGCATGACAACCAAAGATGGCAACACAGTCACGCCTGTCTATACTCGATCTTATGAGTACTGCCGCAGTTACTGGCCAGACGACACTCAGACAGGCCAACCTCAATTCTACGCAGACTACGACTACACCCACTGGCTGTTGGTACCAACACCAAACGACACGTACGACCTTGAGGTCTTGTACTACGAGTTGCCGGTGTTGCTAGACGACAGCACTCAAACCAATTGGCTGACAGACTACGCCCCTAACTTACTACTCTACGGTGCCCTGCTAGAGGCAACACCGTTCCTTAAGAATGACGATCGAATTGCCACATGGCAAAACTATTATCAATCCGCAGCCAACGCACTGAACACTGAAGACCTCAAGAAAATACTTGATCGTGACTCTGTTAGGACTGAAGCCTAATGTCATACACCAACGTCTTCACAGGCTCAACCATCTACCCAACCGAGGTAGCACTCACCAAGTTGGACATGACAGCCAACGTGGTGCTGTACTGGCCAGTTGAGGCGCCACTTGGTGTGCCGTTGGCGTCAGAGATCGTTGAGATAACAAGCACCACATCGGCCAACTGGTCAATTGCAGTGCCAGACGCCATGTTGGTGTCCGTTGGTCAAACCATCCTATTCAATAACCGCACAGCAGAAGCTATCAGCGTTGTTGACTTTGACGACACTAGCATTGTTTCCGTTCCAGCTGGCACGCAGTGGCAGATATACCTAGCAACTAACACAACCCAAGCTGGTGTTTGGCGTCAGTACCAGTTCGGTGCAGCGACATCCACAGCAAACGCGGCAGCTTTGGCAGGACATGGTTTACGCGCAACTGGCTCAGAGCTAGAGACAGCCGTTATTGTTGAGTACGTTACAGCAAACAGAACACTGACTGAGAACGATCACGCTGGGTTCTTTAACTGGGAAACAGCAGGCACTGGCACGATAACGTTGCCAGACACAACAACACTAAGCGCCGCGTGGTACGTTTATATACGCAACACTGGCAACGGTACGCTAACTGTAGACACAGACGGTGCCGCAGAGATCAATCACGCCGCGACGTTAGTTTTCTCACCTGGCGACTCTGCCATGGTCGCCAACGACGGATCAAACTATTACACAGTCGGCTTTGGTCAAAACGCCATATTTGCATTTGACTACACGGAAATTAACGTCGGTGGCAGCACAGACTATACGTTGACAGGTAACGAACTAAACCGCATCGCCTATCAATTTACTGGCGTGCTAACAGCAAACATAACCGTGATCGTCCCTGCTACTGTTCAGCAGTACTGGGTGTTCAATAATACCACTGGCGGTTTTGATTTAAGCGTAGGCACGTCAGCGCAAGTTACACCGCTTATTGTTACACAAACACTGCGTACGATTGCTTACTGCGACGGAGCAGACGTAGTGCCAGCAGTGACTTCATTCATAACTGGTACGATTAGCGGAGGCTCATTCTAATGGCAGCCTCTGTTGTTGTTTTAAAGTCAGGAGCAGGCATCAAACGTGACGGCACCATCTTTGAGGGTGACTTTTACGTTGACGGCTCTTGGGTTAGATTCCAACGTGGATTGCCTCGTAAGATCTGGGGCTATCGTGCAATTTCTCTATATCTACCGCAGATCGTTCGTGGTCTAAACACTTTCGTGCAAAACCAATTGGTTTACACGCACGCAGGCTCAGAAGATACAATTAAACGGTTCACCATAAACAGCTCATTTATTCCGTCAGTGGTTAGCGATCGTACGCCAGTTGACGTCAGCGCTACGGGTACAGTGACTTTAACCGGTGGCGGCGCAGGCTCTGTAGACAGTGTCACCGTTAACGGCGTAACAATCACCTCAGGCGTAGTTGCGTTTAGCGTAGACTTGCCAACAACCGCGACGGCTGTAGCGGCAAACATTACAGCTTACGCGTCGACACCTAACTACACAGCAGTGGCTGTTGGTTCTGTCATTACAATTACAGCCGCTACTGCTGGCTCAGCAAGCAATGGCTTTATTGTTGCAACAACACTAACAACCATAACCGCCACAACAACAAACATGGCTGGTGGCTCCAATGGTTTGATTGCTGACAACAATAACACCTGGATGTTTGACGTCATGTTTGACTCTGTCTCACTTGATAACCTATTGGTTGCGTCCGTTGCGCCTAATCTAACAGCGATTGACTCTTCTGCTGACGGTCAAATATTCACAGGTAACGTGCTAGGCACTGATCCATTGGTTGAGGTTGAGCTACCTGCCAACGCTAACGCCTCTGGTGGCATGGTCGTCTTGCACCCTTACTTGTTCTACTACGGAACGGCAGGTATTGTCGGATGGTCTGTTCCTGGAGATCCAAGAGATTTGACTGGTTCAGGATCTGGACAGGCTCGTGTAGCTGGACAAAAGATACTTAAAGGATTGCCATTGCGTGCTGGTGCTGGTTCTGCACCTGCTGGTCTGTTCTGGGCTTACAATGCACTTATCCGCTCTACATTCACTGGCGGTGCTACAGTATTTCAGTTTGATACCATATCTGCTGAGACAACCGTTTTAAGTCCTAACAGCATAATTGAGTACGACGGTATTTACTACTGGTGTGGTGTAGATCGATTCTTAATGTTTAACGGTGTGGTGCGTGAGTTACCAAACACCATGAACCTCAACTACTTTTTTGATAATTTAAACAATGAACAAGCGCAAAAAGTATTCGCCACCAAGGTACCACGTTTCGGAGAGATATGGTGGTGCTTTCCTTTCGGAACCAGCACCGAATGTAATCACGCTATTGTTTACAATGTACGTGAAAACACCTGGTACGACACAGAACTCCCAAACTCAGGACGCTCTGCTGGTTCATTCGTCCCCTTCTTTGCGGCACCATTGACCACTGGCGTAACCAACCAAAACGGTTTGGGTTATAAGGTTTGGCTGCAAGAGCAAGGCTTGGATGAGATTGATGGCACAACAGTTAACGCGATTGTCTCTTACTTTGAAACTGCTGACTTATCACTGGCAGTGCTAAACAATCAAAATCGCAAGGTTAAGATTAGCTACATCGAGCCGGACTTCGTGCAAGAGGGCGACATGACTGTTGAAGTTAAAGGTCGTGCTAACGCTAGGGCACCAACAGTGACTAGTAACGTGGTGACGTTTGTGGCCAACCCAGGTTCTGATCCTGCTGCGCAGATCGTGCCGTTCAAAGAGCAACGCCGTGAGATGCGTGTAAGGTTCACAAGCAACGCAATTGGTGGCGACTACCAAATGGGCCAAGTGCTAATGCACATCGAGCCAGGTGACGGAACGATAACAGGATGAGTTTTAACATTACACTACCTGTTGGGTTGGAGCTCATGGATTGGGCAGACCAAATTACGTTTGATTTAGATAACCAAACATCTCTTTCAAAATTGATGAACGACGATGAGTGGCAAGATTGGGCAGTACAGTTTGTAACAGCAACGGGGTTGTCAGGATATAATGTCCCAACTCCGTATGGATTTGATAATTGGCAACCATGGGCAGATAGCTTGTGCAAAGCACTACAGGCATAATAGGGGTAATAAAATGGCAAACAAAGACAACTTAATTAAACTGGTCGCACAAAAATTGGGACCAGATCAACTTAACCAAATGGTGGATCAAGCTGCGCAAGCGCTTAGTCAAGACCCCGATGTCACGCCCGACGTTATTAATAAAATCATCGAGATGTTTGAGTTCGTTGCTGAGAACCCTGACGAGTATCAGTCTGTGGTTCAACAAGCCATTCAAACTGGCGCGTTAGATGAGGGTGACTTGCCTCCAGAGTTTGATCCGGTAGTAATTGCCGTTATTTTGTTAGCCTTCTATGGCCTACGTGATCGCGTTGGTGGCGAAATGCAAATGGCCCAAGGTGGCCTTGCTAGCATGGCTCAGCGCGTACAATCTGCTGGTAGAAACGGCGACACAATGCTCGCGCATATCACACCACAAGAGGCCTCACTGTTAGAGCGCCGTGGTGGCCTAGGTTCAATGAACCCAAACACCGGCTTGCCTGAGTACGGGTTCATGAAGAAATTAAAGAAAATAGTTAAAGCCGTAGCGCCAATTGCCGTTTCATTTATTCCAGGTATTGGTCCACTAGCTGCTGCAGCGTTGTCTGCAGGTACCACTGCGGCATTAGGTGGCAACCTTAAGGAAAGCTTGTTGTCTGGGCTTGGCGGCGCTTTAGGTACAGTAAAGGGCATGAATTTTGCTGGTAACCTTGGTCAAAGTTTAAATCAAGCCGTACCAGGCTTAAGCACATTAGGCCTAAGCAACCAAGTACTTGGCTCTGGCATACTAGGTGGTGCGGCAAGTGCTATTGCAGGTAAGAACCCATTAACTGGCGCGCTGACTGCTGGTCTAACTAGCTACGCCGCGCCTAAGATTGCAGAATCATTAAATGCTAACATAGCAGGTTCGCAAGGTGTTACAGCTGACATGGTACGTGGCGCAAACATCGCTGCGCAAACTGGTGGCAATCCACTAGTTGGCGCTGGTGCTGCCGGTATTGGTAGTATCGCTGGCAACCTAATGAGCGATGGCTCTTTGTTGGGTCCACAAGCGGCTGTAGATAGTATGGGTAATAAATTACCTCCATTGTTAGGTGAAACGCCTAACCCTACAGACTTGGTAACCTTAGACAATGGTATGACAACACAGTATCAAGATATGGTGCCAGGTTCTAATTATGAGCTTGCTCAAACACCAGTCATCTCTGGTACAGTTGGCGCACCTGCACCTACAACTGGTGCCTTGTCACAAGTAGCTCAAGCCGCCGCGCCATCAACCGGCTTCGGCTTTGGTGATATTGCTAAGGTTGGTTTAATTGGCAGCTTGATCGCTGGTAAGACACCACAACAAGCGCAACAAAATATTCAAGATTCTGCGTTAACTGCTCAACAAAAAGAGGGCATGCTACGCTCACTAACCAACTACACATTTAGTCCAAACATGACTACCTTCCCAACCGAAGGTACGCCAGAGTATGATAAATTGATGTCTGATTTATCAAAAGGCATTGAGCAAACTTACTCTAACCCAACCTTTACAGAAGTCAAAGCTAAAGGTGGCCGCACTAAACGTCAACCACGAGGCGCATTAAGCCAAATGTCATACGCCGTAGAGGGCCCAGGCACTGGTCGCTCAGACAGCATAGACGCTAGATTATCTGACGGCGAGTATGTCATTGATGCCGAAACTGTGGCATTATTAGGTAATGGTTCAACACGAGCAGGTGCCGCGATGCTCGATCAAATGAGACAAGGTATTAGACAACAAAAGGGTAAGGCTTTAGCTAAGGGCAAGTTTAGTCCTGACGCCAAATCGCCCTTGGCATACATGAAAGGCGGATTACGATAATGGCATCTTTATTTGCAGGCACCCCACAACAGGCACCTAGCTACGCGGCAACCACGTCGGATGTGCCAAAGTGGTTACAAGACTACACCGTTGACTTGTTCTCACAACAACGCGCTGTATCAGGTACACCTTTTCAACCGTACGAGTTGCCTAGGATTGCACAACAAACAGCGCCTACCACTGCCGCGTACGACTTAATACAAAAGAATATTGGCGCTTATCAGCCAACCGTTCAGAACGCAATCACTGGTACACAAGGCTTAGCTGGGCAATCAGCAGTTAGCAACATTGGCACCTACATGAATCCGTACACTCAAAACGTGACGGATCAAATCGCTAAGCTCGGCGCGCGTAACCTATCTGAAAACTTATTGCCGGCTGTTAGCGATCAGTTTATTAAGGCTGGCCAGTTTGGCTCATCAGGCATGGGTACGTTCGGCAACCGCGCATTGCGTGATACTCAAGAGTCTATATTGGCTAACCAAGCTTCGGCGTTGCAATCAGGTTACACTCAAGCGTTGGGCGCAAGCCAAGCGGATCTAACACGTCAACAGGGTGCACTGGCACAGACTGCTGACTTAGCTAAGGCACAACAAGGCTTGTCTACCGCTGACGCTGCAGCACTACAATCAATCGGTGCTGAGCAACAAGCTCAACAACAAAAAGGCTTAGATGTAGCTTACCAAGATTTTCAAAATCAAATAAATTACCCGCAAACTCAAATTAATAATATGAGTACAACATTGCGTGGCTTACCTGCAAATGCAACACCCACTACAGGTACAACATCAAGCTATAAAACGGAATTTGCACCAAGCACATTAGGCCAAATTGCCGGCGCATATAGTTTATTTCAAGGCGTTAATTCGGCACAGGCGCAAAAAGCACTTGGGGCAGCTAAAGGTGGCGTGGTTAATGGTTACGCTGAAGGTGGTGCAGTAGGCGCAGACGACTTGCACGGCGCTGTTATGGCTGACTATGGTAAGTACTTTAAACGTGGTGGCATGGTATCAGGCTATGCTTTTGGGGGAAGAACAATGGCAACAGCCACTGCTCAACCAGGAATGTCTAGTATAGGTAACAAAACTATTCCTGAGCTAGAGCAGTACATTGCTGATTTAAAAAACAATAGAGTTATGCCTGGTGCAATTCAAGGTCGTAGCTTTGGCATGAGTGGCATGTTTAACAAATTAATGCCTCAACTTATGATACAAGTTGCAGAAAACCAATTGGCAGATAAACAAGCCGCTAATGCACCAACGTCTACTGCTGATCATTACACACAGACAATAACTGCACCTAACGTGGCCTTAGCTGCGCCAGTTAATATGCCAGCCAACATTGACGAGCTTAACGCTAAGTACTATCAAGGTGGCGACCCATACGGTAAGTATTTAGGTCAAGGTTATTCACACGGTGGCATGGTGCCAGGCTACGCTGAAGAGGGTTACGTTGATGCAGAAGATCCTGCACCAATGGTTGATGGTGGCCAAGCGTTTGCTGATCAGTACGCACAAGGTCAGTTGGAGTACCCAACACAACAAGACGCACCGGTGCGAGTAGCGCCAACGATGTCTTACATGCAAGACCCTGAGGTAATGCAGGCTAACGCTGAGCGTAAGGCGTTGCTAAAACAATTACAAACATCTTTGTCTAACGCCCCGGCTGGTCGAGACACTGGTCCTACTGAGTCTGAGATGTGGTTCAATCGTGCCGCAGCGTTCTTAGACCCAGGCAAGACTGGCTCCTTCGGTGAGGGCTTACAACACCTATCCGCTGTAGAGGCCGCGCATAAGGCTGAGCAACGCAAGGCTAAGATTGCCAACCAAGCAGCAGACTTACAACGCTTACAGGCACGTTCAGAGTTAGCTCAAAAACAATACGAGATGACAATGGACGAAGGTAAACGTCGCATGATTGAGCAATACCTAACACCAACACCTCGTTCAACTGATGGTGGTAAAGTTAGCGGTTACGATACAGGTATTCCAGACAATATGAAGGCCTTGTTGTTATCTTTAGATGCAGATGAAGCTGTAAAAACATTGGTCGAGATGGCTAAAGAAAATAACAAAGCTTCTGATTTAATTAAAGGGGTTAGGGAATTAGTTAAACTTGGCAAAGTTACCGAAGAAAAAGCTGCTCAAATTCTTGAAGACAACTTACAAGGTAAACTTGAGATGATTGACGTGGCTGTTCCTGAGTTGGGCGGTACGTTTAAACTTACTGGCCCTGAGGCTCGTAAGTACTATGATTCAGGTGTGTTGCCTAAACGTTTTGCGCCAACGGCTGCACCTGCTGAAGCAACTACACAAACTACTGCACCTGCTGGGGCACCTGCTCAAGCTGCGCCTAAACAATTACCACTATCACAAGAGCAAATGAAAGCTAAAGAGACTGGCTTAGTTGAACAGTCTAAAGCCGACATTGCAGCGAGTGGCGACTTGTTAGCTCAAAAATCATTTGCTAAGCAACAAAAAGATGCGGCCAACCTTGTGCTTGGTTACGCTACAAAAAGCCCTAAATCATTTGGTATCCTTGCCGATCCTACGTTCTCAAACGCACTGGCTAGCCTAGTTGATACTGGTGTTAACACACCGTGGGGTAGCGTTGGTTTGGCCGTTGAAGAGCCTATCGCTAAGCTTAAGCTAACTGGCCCAGAGGCCTCTGTTCGTCAATTAGCCGCTGCACCTATAGCGTTGATTGAGGTTGGTTACCGTAAGATGTTCTTAAAAGGCGAAGGCGCCGTGTCTAACATGGAGGGTGCGTTAACCAAGTACATTGGTCCACAGCTTTCTGATAACGCTAAGACTGTTCAACTTAAAGCGGGTATGATTACCATTGGTGCTGAGAAGCAAGAAAAAATAATCGATGCCTTTGAAAAATACAAAGAGCAGCATCCAGAGGCTGGTCCACGTTCTTTCTATCAAACGCCTGAGTATAAACGTATCAACGATAGCTATGAAACTAAATACCGTGCGTTTGCTGAGAAGAACGGCATACCAGTTGCTGCTAGCACGTCTGGTAGCAGCTTAGCAGAACGGATAAGACAAGAGCGCGTTAATCGTAAAAACAAAGAAGGAAAATAATCATGGCTGATAACGTAGAGATCACGCTTAAACCTGTACCTGTCTCGCCTGATAATAAATCATCGATTGATTATGACTCGTTGTCAGAAGATCAAAAGCTTATAGCCAATAAGATTTTTGATGAGGCAGAAAGACAAGGCGTTGACCCTGATCTTATGTTATCGCTTGCGCACATTGAAAATCGTTTCAACACGGGGCCATCACCCAAGGGTGCGCTAGGCCCAATGCAATTAATGCCCGGTACGGCTGAAGAGTTAAAAGTCGATCCGAACAACATAGATCAAAACATCTATGGTGGCGTCACTTATTTCAAGCGCATGCTCGACAAGTACAAAGACCCATACGTTGCAGGTATTGCTTACAACGCTGGCCCTGGTGTTGCCGATAAGTTCTTAGAGACAGACGACATTAGCGTCATCCCAACTGAGACACTAAACTACGTTGATCAGCTAGACAGACTGTATAAACCAAAAGGCGCTGACGTTGATGTAGACAACGTGCCAGTTATTCAGCCATTGCCGGAAGAGAAGGCAGCCTTTGAGCGTGACGCTATGGCTGAGGCGGCTGGTGCTGGTGCCGGTGCAACAGCCGGGTTGGCTAGTGGCGCTTACACCGAGGCTAAGATTAAACAAGCAGAGGCTGGTGAAAAGGCCGCTCAACGTCAAGCCGCCTCAGCAGAAAAACGCATCGCCGCTGGTGAGACTCGTGTCGCTGCCAAAGAGGGTGAGCACACCGGCCGTCTTAAAATACAAACAACTGCCGCTGAGTCATCAATAAAAGAGGCAGCTCGTTTACGCGATGCACAACTGGCTGCAGAAAAACGCTTGGCTAAGGCCACAGACAACGCTCGCCGCTACGGTGTACTAGAAGAGGCTGTTAAGACTACACCAGGTGGCGTGACACAACAAGGTGGCCTAGGCTCTGGCGCGATGCGTCACGCTAACGTCATGGGTGAGGTTCACGAGGCTAACGTTGTGCGTAAAGGCACCGAGACTGCCGGTCCAGGTTACTCACAAAAGTCACGCCTAATTGTCCCTGACAAGTACGCCGGTGCGTCTGTCTATAACCCAGAACAAATTGCTGCTCAAAAAGAGTTGGCTGCCGCTGATGCAGAGCACCAACGTTTAATCAAGGCAGCAGACAAGGCAGAGAGTGTTGCTCAAAAAGAGGCAGATCGCTTACGCAACCTAACAGAAAAAGGCCCAGCAGGTAAGACTGCTGCACAAGTCAATTTAGATTTAGCTAAAGCGGATTATGCTAAGGCTGCGGCTAATAAAGCACCTGGTGTTGGCACAAACATTGTTCGATATATAAGTAAAATACCTGGCATGTCTATGCTCCCTGGTGCCGGCGCTGGCTTGGATATTGTTGAGGCCCGTGAGCGCTTTAAACAAGGCGACTACCCTGGCGCAGCAATCAGTGGCGTTGGTGCTGTTGGCGGTGCGTTGTCTATGATCCCACCTATTGGTCCAGTTGGCGCAGGTCTTAAAGTCATCGGTGGCTTAACGTCATTGGCCGCACCTGCTCTAAACTATTACCGTGATAGTAGAGAGCCAGAGGCTAAGTACGCAGCTGGTGGCTTAATAAAAGGCTACGCGCAAGGTGGTAAAAAAGACGACGGCTATTTGATTGCGCCGCCAAAAAGCATGGCGGATGAAGCATTGCGTTGGTCTGGTGACAAGGTTGACTATGCAAGAAAACTTCTTAACGAGGCGCCAATTCCAAATCCATTTAAGCTATTAAGTGGCGATATAAGCCCAATGGACAGCGTAGGCGACTTGTACTTTGGCGATACAGCTGGGTTATTAAACCGTTGGTCTGAAGGTAAAGCGCCTGTCACTTTCCCTGCGTATGGTCCTAAGGTAGTTAACGCTAAGTTTGATCCAGCGATTGTTGACGCTATTGGCGCAGCGTTTCCAATAGTATCTGCTGCAAAGGCTGGGCTACCTTTAGTTAAAGCTGGCGGCAAAAAATTATTTAACGAACTAGCGTCACAATATGAAGCGGGTACTGGTATTGGTAAATACATGGTTGAACCTAGAATGAATATTGTTGAAAAAGATAAAGGTAAAACAATAAGAACAAACGATAGAGGCGCAGAAGTTACTCGCGCTAGTAGAACAAACAAAAAAACAGGTCAGTATGTTGGCGCACCTCCAGGTATTGATTCGCCACAGGCACTTGGTGCTTTAGTAAATGATTATGTTAAAGGTATGGAGCAAGGCTTACCAGGTAGAAATTTTTATACCGATTCAAGTAAAGATATTTGGGATCGAACTGGTCACAATATGACAGAAGCTGATTTGTTAGCTCAAAACATTGCTATTTTAAGTAGAGCAAATAATGTTGGTGGCAATACATCAATGTCCGCTAAAGCGCATATTCAAGCAGCAACCGGCGATCCTATTAAAACAGGTCGATTCCCAAGTAAAGATTCGCCACCATTACAAGCAATGTATGACGCAGGGCAAGCAGAATACCTTGGGCATAAACGCGATCCGTTTGCAACACAATTAGGTGTTACTTACGCCCCAGAACGAATTGGCCGCGGTGTTAATGATATGCATGAGGCCGAACTAATGGGATATCCGACGAATAAAGTCGCTGGGGCAACACAACATTCATTTATGGATGAAATACGAGCTCGTGCTATTGATAAAGCAAATCAAACAAACCTTGGTGGGTTTAATGATTGGGGTACTGGCAATGCACAAGCAGCGGCATGGTCTGGAAATAAAATAAGACGAGGTGACATTTCTGCCGGAGATGCTGCAAAATCGTATGCTGATTATTTGCCGTTGCACGAAGCAAATGCAACATACGAATCAGTAAGCTCGCCAGTGACAGGGCATTTGCAAGGATTACTTGATGCCCCTTTTGAAGAACGTTTAAAATATACATTTGATCCTAGTGGGTCGTGGGATACATCGGCATCTGGTAGAGACATTGGATATACTGTGTCTGGTTTATTGCCAGGTGAATCTTCTTATACCGTCGGTAGATTTAAAGATTCAGCTAATCCGGCATTTGTTGCACGCCCTGTGATTGGTACTGAAACAACAGCTACTGGTGAACGAGTTATGACACCAGGGTCAGAAGGCGCTTTAAATGCAGTAGAAGCGTCTAGAGCATACTTTGATGCGCAAGAAGCTGCAGCATGGCATAAACTTATGCCTGCTAAAAATGCCGATGCTTATACTGGCGTGACTATTGATTTTGGCAGGGAATTTACAAAATCAGATATGGAAAAAGTAGCACCGTTGTTTGAAAGTAAAGGTTATTACATAGCTAGTGCACCAGACGGTGTAACTATTATGACAAACCCTAATACGCCAGTTGGTAAAGAGTTTTCTAATGATATTCGACAAATATTAAAAAATAACAAAAATATTTTTTCTAAGACAAAAACAGATTTTGGTGCATTAAAATCTAAGTATATTGATTACGGTGATGCTTGGAGTTCTGGTGCCCCAGGATCAGTAACAAAAGAATTATTAAAATATATAGATGCTGCTCCAATAACTGGATCTAAATTAGAAGGAAGTCAACTTTATCGTGATACAGTTAAAGCAAGAACTGCTCGCGATTTAGCTGCTGAAAAATCAGGTTTAGGTAAAGTTAGAGCAGATATGGTTAGAGCAAGGGAAATATTTGCTAAAGACGGCTGGGCTGGATTAAGAAAAGCAGCTGAGGCCGGAATAGTTCCAGCCGTATTCTTATCACCTAATGCCGTACCGGAAGATTGGCGTTAAACCGCTTTACATGAAGCAAGCGCGTTTAAATAAGCAATTTGCCTTGGAAGAATAACGCTGCGTTTACTGAACTGCCACTCAAGGTATTCAACGCGTTTTTCCCAGCGCTCATCTTGGCGCTCTTTATGCCACTGTATTTCTGCGGGTGTTTGTATTTTTTTATTAAATATTGTCATATCTTTCTCCTTTTTCACCCCAAATGGCCGTAATGGCCATTTCTAGCGCGATAGACGTGTTTTAAGTTGTTTCTAATGCCGTAGCATTGCCGGTTAATAAATTATCGCTCGTACAGAGCTGTTTTCTGCCGATTTGTAAGAACACAACTGCCTGAATTGCAAAAAGTACCTCATAATCACTTTCGCTTAACTTTTCAGGTAATTCCATCCCAACAGATCGGCAGTCTTCGATTAGTTGTTGCAGATTATTCATCCCAGGCTTTTCAGGTACTCGTCCGCTAACGCGTTGGCCATATTAATAATACGCTCTGGGTAACGATCCGTTCCGTTGTTTAGCAGCTCAGGGTTACTGGCTAGGCTGTGCATAAAACTTAAAACTAACTCTTGTCTAGTTTGAGCCATCTTCCGCCTCCTTTGCTAGGTCTTCCTCTAACTCTGCCTTGGCAGCCTGATCTTGCGCTTGCTTGGCCAACACGGCTTGCTGATGTAACGCTGCCTGCGCTAAGTGCACGGACGTCACCTCACGCTGCACTGACAAGACCGCAAACATCTCGTCTAGGTTAACACCCTCTTGATAAGCCTGGTGCATCGCGTTGGCGATTAATGTTGCTGCAGTTGTGTATCCACTCATTTTGTTTCTCCTTGTTTACGTTGTTGGGCTTTCAAAAGTAATTCACGTAGTTCTTTCATTTGTTCATCAGTCATAATCGTTCTCATGGTTAGTATTTCTTGTCTCAGGTCTAATATTATATGATGGTCCTCCTCCATCCTTTGCTTTAAATTTATGTCATACATGAGGGCTTGTACGTACTCACGGTTTTGATCTATAATTTTTGTCTGTCGAGCAATATGCGCAGTCATCCATTCTATTTCCTTGTCCTTAGCGGCACAGATGGGGCAAGGTTCAATCATACCGTAGTCCCTATGTAGGTAGCCTTGCTGTCCTTGAATTGGACCTCCACGCTGCATGGTGACCCCTTAGTGTTGTTTACTAGTTCAAATATACCGTACGCCAGCGCGCTCAATAAAACAAAAAATAACACGGTGACAACTACAGCCTTGTCTCCACTTCTTGAGCAGTCGCAGTCACGGCCTTGGTTGCAATCCCCCTTAGTACATGGCATTATTTATCTCCTTGTTTAGACATTACGTGGCACTCAGGCTGATAGTTTACAATCTGCCAGTCGGTGCATACCCATTTGCCTGTGTTAGTTGGATTATTGTCGAGTATGGCTGCAATAAGCAGTGCTGTTCCAAGTGCACCCATAATGGCTCCTATTAAACATGCATTAAACTCAGACATCATGCGTCCCCTTGTTTGCGTATATCGCAAGAACCACGTAGTAAGTAGCCACTTGGAAGTTGCCTTTCAGTGCATAGTAAACACTGACAGTGATTGCTAGAAAGTCTACTACTGCCCAAATTATTTGATTAGTCTTCATGCGTTCTTCTCCTTTAGGCTAAATTCAATTTTGCCTAGGTGTTTTTATTTAAGGCGTAATATTTCTACGTTGTCGGTATCTAAGTTGGTGTACGTGGTTAATGAACCATTACCCCAGCGCCTTGAGGCACAAGAGCAAGCCACACTGCGCACCCGCTCTAGCCCGTAGCCGTTTGCTGGTATTTCTAACGCGTCACCAACATTCATTGATAGTAGGTACGGCTCTACATACTTAGTAACGGCACCGTATGGGTGGACCAACGGTCTACGCTTAATTTCTTCTTGAATCATCAAGTCGCCATAGCTTGTGCCGTCGGCAAGGATGATTTTGTACTGCGCATCCACGCCATCTAGAATAGTTAAAAGTTGTTCAATCTTTCTTAGTTGTATTTCTAACATTTTATTTTCCTTTTAATTTAATTTACTTTTAAAGTGCCACCGGTACACGTTTGGGCGACGCCCGTATTGCATCCTAGTACGAAAAACCGTGTACGCTAAGAATCTAACGTTATGTGGTAGGTGATCCCTGCGCATGCTAGTCATGCGCGTCTTGGCATACCTACGTCTGATCTGCATCTTTATCTACCTGGTTAAGCTCGTCGTCTGTCATCTCTAACACGTCAATCCATGTAGGCTCTTCAGACTTACGAAAGATTGCGTCAAAGTTATCGTCAAAAGATTTAGACTTCTTCTTGGTGATTATCTTGTCACCAGTAATTGGGTTACGGTTATTGGCCATTTAGTATCCCCTTAATTCTTCTGCCCTTGGGCGGTTCAATGTCTGTGTACCCCATACGAAGGCCAAGCTGCAAGTTGCCAACGTACTGCTCTGGAATGATCACCGGATCAATCTTGTTAGAGCGCTCCTTGCTTTCGTCTTTCGTTACAGAGTAGTAGGTGTTCCTACCCACGCCGTACTTAAACACCATCCCCTCGGAAACAAGCATCTGCATGCTGTATTGAATGTCAGACCGGCTAAAGCCTTGGTCCATTAAACTTCTACCGCTACGGTTAGCTATCAGCAACTCTGCGTAAAGGGCCATCCGCACCTTAGCTAGGTCTTCAGACGACGATATAGACTTAATAAACGAGGCTACATTATCCATAGCAGCGCGCCCAAGGCGACCAAGCAAACCATAATCCAGCGGCCGGTGTAAAGGCGTAAGTGATCTGCATCCCAGTGGTCTTCCTCTACGAACGTTGCGCCTGACCACTCGTCCTGGTGGTTGAAGTGGTAGTTGCTCTTATCCCACGGCTCACGGTAGTTCATTTAGTTTCTCCTCAAGCGCCTTAACACGGTGATCTAAGTTCTGCACTATGTTAATTAATACGCCAATGTTGTTGTGTATGCCATTCATTATGGCGTCCTGTTTTTCTTTCTCGGTCATTCCTGCACCTACGTGTTCCATCTGTTTAACGTAATCAATCTGTACCATTTTCTTTGTCCCTTTGCGCCATGCGCATCTCTAGTTGTTCAAACTCTTTACGAGCCTCTTGTATTTGACGGATAATTTCTGCTAACTGTTCGTTAAGATCCATGTCGGCCCACCTATTGCGTTAAATTATTCATGCTGCGCCAAGCGTTGACGTAAGCAGAAATGTTATTGCTGGTAGCAAGCTCTTCCAATGTTGCTGACTTAAGTAGTAACTTGCCATTAACAAGTTGCGTTGCGTATGCCCCACTAAATGTTTTTGGGCGATCAGTACGTGCACGATAACTAAATGTGTCAGTCTGTTTGCGTAATGTTTTAATGCCTTTGATCTTACAAAGCTCTTCAAAGGTAACTTCTTTATACTCTTCAGTTATCTTGCCGTAATAGTCTTCAAAGCGACCAACAAGTATTTTAAATTTTGATTTAATTGTCATGTCAATCCCCTTACTTAATGTGTACGATTTGAAGTTTACCAAGCTCGCGCAACGCTTTAAACTCTAGCATGTTTTCCAATAGGTTAACTGCTGTGTTTTTGTAAGGCTTGTCCCAACGGCCGACGTTGATGTCGATATAAAACGCGGTGTTGAAGTAGTCTGTCATTGCGTCTGAGTTGTCGTACCAGTCGCCGGTATTTTTGATGGTGTTTAGTACGTGGTTTAAGAATAACCTCGCCTTACCAGTATGGTTCTTGTCTATGTGGTAAACATTGACTTGTGTGTAATCGGAACCGAAGTCAATGTCACCGGCGGAAATGTTTACAACCAAGGTTGACTTGTTAGAACTGCGAGCGATCGTAGCCTTAACACCGTAACTTTTAAATATAGGTTTTAATGCTGCACTAATGTTTAATTTTGTTTCGTTTGATACATAAGCCATTTTTAATTCTCCTTTTACTTTTAACCTTATATTGTGTTGCCCAACCACAAAAACGATTATACAGAGTGTTGAGGGAAACGCAACACTTATTTTTGTACTTTTAACGCATTTAGTAAATTATTTTGTACGGCACCCTTCAAACTCAGTACTGACACCACTCGCTCGTCTATTGTACCGCTAGCGATGATGTGAATAATTCGTACTGGGCGCTGCTGACCTTGCCTGTGCAGCCGCGCGTTGAACTGCTGGTAGTGCCCAAGTGACCACGTCAAGCCAAACCAAACAGCCAGGCAGCCACCGTCTTGTAAGTTTAGCCCGTGCCCAGCAGACTGCGGATGCGCAAACATTAGCTTAATCTTACCCTGCTGCCAACGCACGACGGTGTTGGGGTCCTTGTCTAACGCGACGCCACTAGGGAAGCGCTGCTGCAGCTTGGCTAGGTCGTGCTTAAAGTTGTACGCGACCAGGATGTTCTCACCGCTGTTGTTCTCAATGATCTCGGCTAGGGCGTCAAGCTTAACGTTGTGAATGTTCGTCCAGTTGTGGTGCTCGTCGGTGTAGATGGCCCCGTTGGCGTACTGCAGTAACTTGCCGGCTAACACGGCCGCATTCATGGCCTCAATCTCTTCGCCGTCTGGCAGCGTCGCCAGTAGCGTGGTCTCGAAGTCCTTGTACTCACGCAGCGTGGCCGGTGGTAAGTCTACGGCCTCGACCAAACTTATCCGATCAGGCAGCTCAAGGTAGTCATCACTGCTCATGCTCAACACCTTGTCCCTAAGCAGGGCGTGTATCTTACCGGCGCTACCCTCACGCAGTGTGAAGTTGTAGCCCATGTAGTCCTTCTCGAAGAACCGGTCCTTGTAGGATGTCATCGTCCTACCTAGGCGCTCACCGAAGTCAATCAGGTACATCTGCGCCCAGACATCGAGTAGACCATTGGGTGACGGGGTACCTGACAGTAAGACCATGTGCGTTGTGTCTGGTAGTACCTTGCGTAGCGCCCTAAAGCGCTTAGAGCTAGCGTTCTTGAACGAGTCGGACTCGTCGACCACCACGCAATCAAAGCGCCACTTCTTCTGCGACTTGACTAGCCACTCGACGTTCTCACGGTTAATCACGAAGACGTCCGCGTCTTGCATAAGCGCCGTCAGCCGTTGCCGCTCGTTGCCCGTGCAGACACTAATCTTTAAGTGCTTGGTGTGCTCCCACAGCTCGGCCTCTTGCGCCCAGACACTGTTGGCCACCCGCAGTGGTGCGATGATTAGGGTCTTGTGTATCGTGAACGAGTCTATCAAGTCGTTGACGGCCGTCAGCGTTGAGATGGTCTTGCCTAGACCCATCGAGATGGCTAGCAGGCAGCGCTTCTGCTGCTTGATAAAATTAATCGCGTGTAACTGGTACTGGTGTAGATCACTCAGGGAACGCATCGACCTGCTCCATAGTAGAGATAACCCTGACGTCGCAACCAAGTGCTCGCCGATTGACATGATCGCGTAACTGAAACGGTGTGGCTAGTGCACCCGGTCGCTTACACTCAACAAAGATAATACGACCACCAGGTAGTGTGACAATCCGATCAGGGACACCTCGCTTGTTTGGCGAGGTGAACTTCTCACACGTACCTCCGAGTGACTTAACCTTAACCACCAACGCCCTCTCTATGTCACGCTCTAGCATTTTGTAACCTTTCAATTAAAATCTGTAACTACGAGCCACGGTTATGGCCTTATCCCAATCGTTAGGATCAACACCTAATATCTGAAAAGTATTATCAGACCACTGGTCATCAATAACATCTATATAATTTAATTCACCAAATATTAAACATCCCCATTTTTGTATATTTAAATTAGCACAGTGTTTATCCAAATATTTTGCTTTTTTTAATCCAACAACATCGTTTGTGTCCCCTTTTACTTCAACAAACCAATCATAATTAGGCTTAATTATTTTTATGTTGTCCCATCCCTTTTCATGTAATGCTTCCATCTCATCAAATGAAGCGGTACGTTTTATTTTTTCATATTCTGCAACAATTTCTTCAAGTTCTTCAACACTACGCGCTACTGCCATATCTCTATCTCCAAATGCTTTTATTTCAAAATCAGGAAGATACCAACCCAATTCGCCTAAATCATATCCTTCATTTTCATATAAATATTTAATACCTAAAGTATCAAAAAAGACAGCCCACCTTGCCTCAAGCCTACTTCTAAAATGATAACCGTTGTATTTTGTTTGTATTGCCTTAATATCACGCTCTAGCATTTTATAACCCCACCTCACATAAAAGTTTCTCAGCCTCAACCAGGTAGTAGTTGTAGTCAACGTCCGTTGGGAACGTGTCTGGCAACTCCATCAATGGTCGCGCACCCGCTGAGTTCGGTACGCGGTTACTGTTACTAGCGTAGTGTATACACTGCGCACTTGGTACGGCATTGCTGTGATAGAACCTCACCGCCTTACCTAGGTACTGCCCTTGCCACGTAGCGCCACCCTGGACGCGTCGTATGGTAATGAACTGCGTGATGTCACGGCAGTTGCGTATCGTTATCTCTAGCGGGATCTCGTGGGCAACGTACTGGGCCACCGCGTGGGCGATGATCGGGTCGTCTGGGTTCTTAGCTAGGCTAGTGCTAGCGAAGACGCCCTTGCCCTTGGTCTTGCCGTCTAGCTTAACGGCCACGTAGCTGTTAACGTCACGGCTGGCCAGTGCTCGGTAGTCTGTTCGCTCTAAATCGAACGAGGTGCGTAGCATCCAGTCGAACGCCACCACCTCAATCTTGTGCTCTAGCTTGCGTGGGCACAGGATCACCACGCCGTCGGTGTTGGCGCTGACTACCCTGGCGCCCGCTAGCTCTACGGCCTCGATCAGCATAAGCAGCGCAAGCTGGCCGGTGATGGTTGTCTGTATCAGTAGCTCTGGCGCGAACAGCGCGCTGTACTTACTGCCAAGCTTACCAAAGCTGCCGTTGACGGCAATCTTAAGCACGTCGGCCGTTACCTTGTCGCCACGGTGCTTGGCCTCTAGGCGCCTGGTGACTATTGTCTGGTACACGCGCAAGAACGGCGCGCCCATGCTCTTAGGCGCCAACCGCTGCTGCAGGATAATGTTCGGGTAGTAGCTGGCCACGTCTAGCTCTAGCAGTATGTTCTCGTCGTCTGCCTTGATGTACTGCGACTTCTCGCAGCTGTGCAGGCCACCGATGCCCATCTGATACTCGGCCGTGCCGATCTTAATCTTAGTGTTGCGTAGCCAGTCCGGCATCTGCACCGCGCCGTTCAACCCTAGCGTGAACTTGTGCTCGCACAGGCTGTTGATCAGTAGGTTAAGCGCCGTGTCGGTGAAGTTAACAATCTTAGGGTCGGTGTAGTTAAAGGTCGTGTTGTCCTTCAGCGTTACCTTACCGTAGCCCTCGTTCGTGATCTTGGTCAGCTCGCTGATGATCACCGTCTCGGCAATCTGCGCATCGCTCTTACTGCGTAGGTCCATGCCGTACTGCTTGCTCATTGTGACGCGCAGGTCAATCTGCGGCTTCAGCGCCTTGTACAGCATGGCCGTCGTGTGTAGGTCGTTCTCGCAGTACTGGCGTAGCTCAGCGCGTTGGCTTGGGGATATTCTGCTGCTTGGGTCAATCGGTAGGTCTTGCATCTTAGGGGCGTTCATGCGGCCGCCGTAGATCTTAAGGCTAGAGCGCCCAGGGGCGACCTCGATTAGGTCAATGTGGTCTGTCTTTAGTAGCTCAAACTTATGCGCACGCAGTATCGTCCAGCTCGGCTGGTTGCTCTTAATGATACTGTCGGATAGGTCTTTAATCTTTTGGTTGGTGTAGCCAGCTAGGGCTGCACTGATAATAGGTATGTCGTAGCTGTTGCCGTTGAAGCTGATAACGGTCTCTGTCTTAAACAGTGCCGTGATTTTATTTACATCAAGCTTGGCGTCTGCGTGAAATTCAAAGTGACGGATCTTGCCATCATCTAAGCGCAGCATCGAGAGTAGAAAATAATCCGAGTAGACCTCGGTATCGATTATAAACATTAAGGGGTGGCCTTTTAGTTAAAACGCCCCTCAGCATCGAGGGGCGGTGTTACATGTAACGCGTATTAAAAGTCTTCGTCGATCACATCAAAGTCATCTACTCCAACACTCGTACCGCCGTCACCGAACGGTTCACCGTCACCGGCAAATTGAACGGCCAACAGGTTAGCGTTGATACGCTTACCAAAGCCATTGTCCTGTGCCCAAAGCTCGATTATTGCGTTGACGTAGCAACCAGCGTAGAAAACATTGTCGTCTTCTGTTACTGGTGACTTGTCCTTGCCGATAACCAACGGACGTTTGCCGTTAGCGCCCTTGATACTAAAGTGACCGGCGTACCCGTCGTAGTCAATCTCGTCGCCATCCTTAAGGCAGATCTTGTCGGCGCCAAGCTTAGCACCTTTTAAGTCTGTCTTAACTTTCTCAGCGATTGCAGACTGAATCTCGGCGATTGTTTCCGCGTGTGTCTTTTTGTTTAGTAGGAAGGTTGCCTCGTACTTAGTTTCGTTGCCTTGGAAAGACGCCTTGTGAAACAGTGAGGGGAATGATAGTCGTACATTTTTAAGTTTAATTTGAGACATTTTACTTTTTCCTTTTTACGTTTGAAGTTTATTGTGCCTAGACTGCGCACAAAAAGAATATTAGCACAGCTAATTAATTAAGTCAAAGTCATTTTTACTGACGTTGACCGGCGGACGCTTGTCTGACTCAGGCACTAGCGTTGGTGCGCCCTCTGGCTTGGTGACCAGGTCGTCCAGCAGCTCAGCGCGTGACTTGCCCAGCTCCTTCTCGGCCTGCGCCGGTGAGATAATCTTGCGCGTGTAGAGCGTGTCCTCGCCTAGCACGTCACGCAGTGCGGCCGCTGTCGCTACCTCGTCACGCCACGCGCGGTTGGCCCTACCGGCTACCAGCTTGTACCCGTTGAACCCTTGGCCGCTGCTTAGTCGGTCGGTCACCAAGGTCTCGACGGCGTCGAACCATGAGACGATTAGCTTCTTATTGTCTAGCGCTGTCTTAAGCTGCTCGTCTGTCAGCTGCTCCGGCTTGCTGGTGTCCAGGTTATCGAACGAGGTCATCAGCGTGCTCTCGGTTAGCTTGGCTAGCGCTGGGCAGGTGGCCTTAGCTCGACACCACTGACACTGTTTCTCACCTGGCACTCTTGGCGCGTTCTCGCTCAAGGCTAGCTCGGCCGCCTGCTTTAGGCGCTCACCCCAACGGTTAAGCTCGTCGATGCCGATGGTCCACTCTGAGATGTGATCGAGGCGCGGCTGCACAATAACTATATTAATAGTCTTGATGTTGAACAGCATGCCGTAGTCGTTCACCGCACCGAGGGCGTACAGTATGCCCTGCGTGTTGTTCTCGGCGTCAACGCGCACACCCTTGCCGTACTTAAGGTCAACGATGGTCATGGTCTCGTCGTTGATCACGATGGCGTCACTGGTGCCGAACCCCTCTGGCGCGATGTGACTGAAGTCCACGCGCTGCTCGATGAATAGCTCGCCGCTGATTGAGTTGACGTAGCTGACGTAAGTCATAACGTAGTCGTACATGTCTTGGGTGACGACCACGTTGCTCTCTAACAGCGTTTCGCCAATTACGTTATTCCAACTGTCGCCTCGCAGCAGCATCTCAGCTAGCTCGTGCGCGGCCGTGCCCTCTTCAGCAAAGACCGAGGTTGTGTTGGGGAAGTCCTTCTCGGCGAACACGCTGCCGGCACAGAGGGACCACTTCGCGCTACCGCTAGCGCTTAGCTTTGCGTGGGCGGTGCTCATGATCCAAGCGCCAATAGTTGCTTAGCCAATGACGGTAGCTTGTCGGCTGAGACGTCGCTTACCAAAGTGGCGCCGAAGCTAGAGATCACTGCCTTAATCTTGTCTCTGTTCGCTGGGTCCTTGCGCACTAGGTCCAAGCACAGCGCCTTTAGCTTGTCGTGCGTTTGCTCTGGTGACTCTTCAACCTTCTCGGCTGCCGGCGGATCGTTCTGTACAACCTTAAGCTCGGCCTTAGGCTTCTTAGGTGCCGGGGCCGTTAGCTCTACCTCGTAGACGGTCTCGGTCGGTGCCGGTGTGACGCTGGCGGTCGTAACGTCTAGCGCTGCAGTAAGGCGGTGGATGGCTAGGGTTAGCTCTTTGATGTTATCTTCTAGTGACATTTTGATTTTCCTTTTAGTTTTAAGTGATGTGTTGCAAAATAATATTACCACAGCTAATATTACTTGTGCTAATATATTTGCGTATTCAACTAAAGGGTAATCATAATGAGTAAGTTAGTAGAGCTGGTCGCGTACTTCGGTACGCAGGATAAGATGGCCGACGCGCTAGAGGTAACGCAGGGCGCCGTCAGTCAGTGGATCGCTACGGGTGGCTTGCCTGCCCGTCGAGCGATTGAGATTGAACGCATCACTAAGGGCCGCTTTAAGGCGCTGGATATTGTAGCACCTAGCGAGTCAGCGGACCTATAAAAACAATTAATAGATTGGACACTCCAATGAAAACATACAATCTCTCGATTGGTAAGACAGAATCGAGTAACAAGGTCGTCACCGTCGTTCGCGGTTGGCAACATATAATGAAGCAGCTATCGACTCACACGGTTGCGGCTAAGAAGGGCGGCAAGTACCTGGTCGGTGGATACTACAGCGGTGACGTGCGCAAGGAAGAGTTCATGGTCGCGCGTACGCTGATGGTGCTAGACATCGACGGCTACGTTGGCTCGATCGAGGACCTGGCGTTTGACTTAGAGATAAGCATCCCCGGCACCTTCGTCGCCTACTCAAGTCATCGTCACGATAACAAGAAGCCCCGCATCCGCGTCGTGCTCCCGCTCAGCCGTGAGGTCACGCCTGACGAGTACCGCGCCTTAGCGATTAACTTCATGCTTAACACGACCATCCCGTTCGAGGCCTTCGACAAGTGCTCGTCCGTGCCTAACCAGGCGATGTTCTTGCCGCAGCACCCTGAGGGCGGTGACCACTGGACCATGACGCAGGAGGGCGACGAGCTGCTCGTGCCTGACGTCATCCCTGGTGTCGAGAGACACGTCACGGTCGACTCTTCCGACGACGGGCTCGATGAGCTCAGCGCCGCGTTAGCCAACCAGCCGCTCGACATCACACCTGAGATGGTCGACGCCTACCTGTCCGCGCTCGACCCTACCCAGGCCCCGTACGACACTTGGGTCAAGGTAGGGATGGCGCTCTTTCATCAGTTCCAGGGCTCGGCCGCAGGCTTTGAGCGTTGGGTCGCCTGGTCCAGCGCCGACAGTGAGCGGTTCGATGACGCAGAGATGGCTCCCAAGTGGCAGTCGTTCGGTGGCTCCGAGTCACCCATCACGTTCGCCTCTATCATGCACTGGGTCAAAGAGGCCGGCGGCGTCGTGGCTGTGGATAACATGTTCGAGTCCTTGCTGCTTGAGGCCTCGAAGGTCGCTACCTTCGACGAGTACCAGCTCTTCAAGGACAAGATCACCGCCATGAGCGACCACGTGCTGCCACCGGTCTACCGGTCCGGTGTCGTGAGTGAGCTCGCTGACCACTTCGGTAAGATTAACAAGGTCGCCAAGGGTGCCATCACCAAAGAGATGCAGGCCTCACGCGTCGCTAGGGCTAACACCGTCGTGCAGCCAGACTGGCTGGACCCTTGGGTCTACGTCGAGAACACCTGCTCGTTCGCTAACGCTGACGTGGCCGACTACATGATCAAGCGCGAGGCCTTCAACGCTAAGTTCGACCGCGAGCCTGAGTGCGTGGCCGCCGAGCGTCAGGCCTCACAGCTTGCGCTGGTTAACTACGACCTACAGACCGTGGTGGACGTTATGTTCTTCCCCGCTGCCGGCAAGTTCTTCACGTACGAGCACAAGCGCATGATGAACTCGTACTCACCCAAGGGCGTCAGCGCGTGTGATGTTATCGACGACGACGGTCAGATGGTGGTCGACATGTTCTTGAAGCACGTCGCCTTCACGCTTGAGTCGCAGTACGAGCAGGACCTCTTCCTAGACTGGATGGCCTACATCTATCAGAACCCAGGCAAGCGCGTGGGCTGGGCGATGCTGCTGCAGGGCGCACCTGGTACCGGCAAGAGCTACTTCGGTAACGTCTTCGAGGAGCTGCTCGGCAGCAACGTCCGGTCGCTGGACACGCAGGCCATCTCTGGTCGATTCACCGGCTGGGCTCACGGCTCTATCGTGACGGTCGTCGAAGAGATCCGCATCGCCGGCACGAACAAGTACGAGATCCTGGACAAGTTGAAGCCGATCATATCGAACTCGACCATACAGATCGAGGAGAAGGGTCGCGACCATCGGACCGTGCCTAACTTCACGTCGTACTTGCTGCTGACCAACCACAAGGACGCCGTGCCCTTGGGCGATGGTGAGCGCCGCTATTGCGCTATGTTCTCTAGGATACAGAGCGAGGAGGAGTTGTTCGACGCCTTCGGTGGCCGTGAGAAGGCCCGCGAGTACTTCGACGACCTGTTCGCTAACACGCGTCGTCGTCCAGACGCTATCGCTAGGTTCTTGCTTAACAGGAAGATTGCCGACAGCTTTGATCCTAGCGGACGTGCGCCGGACACCGGGGCCAAGCGCGAGATGAAAGCCTTGAGCGTGTCGCCTGATTGGGATCTAATCGACGACGCTATCAGTAACAACAACTGCGAGGTTATTAACGATAAGATTGTTGATGTTACCTGGATGAATAAGGTTGTCTTGGGCCAGGGTGGTGAGCTACCTAAGAATAGGACGGCCTCTATTATCTTGTCTGAGATGGGGTACTCACCCATCCCTGGACGCAAGATTAAGATCTACAACGATGGGCATCATTATGTGTGGATTAGGGGCGCGGTCGATGACCCACGAGTGACGGAGGTAAAAAACATCGTGCGAGACTTTCACAGCAACAAAAGTGGTGGATTTTTAGAAAAGGTAGAATTCTAAGTAAAAAGGGCGCAGTGACCGCGCCCTTTTTTGCAACTGCGCCCCTAACCGCGCCCCTATTTAATTCTTTGTTTTTACTATATATTTTTTATTTTAGATATCGGTTATCAGTTAAATAGTAAAAAGTATTCATATGAGAAATGAGTGTGTATATTTTAGAGTTGGTACACACATAAAACACACACACATTACACATTTAAGTAGTATAAGAATAACCGAGCACCGCACCCCTAGTTAAAGTTCTTCTGCTTTAATGCTTGTTCAATAGCGAGAATAAATTTTGCAAGCAATGGTATTTCAACATGATGCAAGCCATCAAAAACTGCAAGCCTACCTATCTCATCATCCGTTAATCCTTGCCATTTGCGATTAACTAATTTTTCCCATTGTTCATCTTGCTCTACTCGCATCTTTAATGCTTCGTCTTTGGTCATGATGTATTTCCTAGTGTGTAAGGGGAGGGGTGATGAATCCGGCCTCGATCAGTTCGTTGGCTGCACGGCCGTACCAACCTTGCAGCTGCCAGCATAGGCCGGTGTCGAGTAGGTACTGCCAGGCTGAGATGATTGTGTCCTGATCGTGTTCTTCGCCGTCGAAGCCCTCCACGCACGCTGAGGCGTCGTAGGGCGTCCAAGTTGTTTGTGTTGATGTAGTCATGTTAGTTTCTCCCTTGTGAGTTGGATTCTTGTTTTCTTAGTTCAAAGGCTGGGCACCATCCGCCAGCCGTGCTGCGTGTGTCTGTAAAGTAAAGTGTGTACTCTGGCTCACCTTCAATTGACAGTGAGCTTGAGCGAATGCCTTTTTTAATTAGATTAAGTTTACGCAAGGCGCTGATCAGTTTCTTGTTGTCTGATAGTGAGTCGTCACTAAGCACGATGTCTTTCTCAGCCACCCAGGCGTCGTTAACCTCGAAGCCGTCTTTCTTGTTGCCCCAGACGTCGTAAACAACCAATGAATAATAATTTGTCATGTCAATTCTCCTAAATAATCAGTTCTGTTAAGTTTGTTGGGGTGATTAGCTTCTTAAACGATTCTTTGTCCTCTGGCCACTGCGCAGCAAGACAAAACGCGTCGTGTTCTTTTTCAGTCAGCTGCAAGACCACGACCTTCTCTGTTTTAGTTTCTTCGTTCATGTCGATCCCCTTAGCGTGAAGTTACTTTTAAAGTGATCACTGCTGTTACCTTGGTGTACTTAGCGATTAACTCAGCTGGTACGTCGGCAGCGATGAAGACCGCCTTGTTGTCGACTGTCTTTCTTTCTGAAAGAGTCACAACACCACGGAAGAGGTCACCCTCGATAACACCTTCGTTTGATTTAAGATCGTTCTTGATGATCTCGGCCTGTGCCTCAAGGTCAGCGATTTGAGCTAACAAGATGCCTAGTTGGTCAATTTGAGTTGTTGCTTGAAGTTTAGCTAGATTTGTCATTTTATTTAGTCCTTTTAGTTTTATTGTGTTGTCCTACCACAGAAGTCATTATACAGAGTGTTGAGAGAAACGCAACACTTATTTTCAATTAATTTACATAAATTAAAACTGTACCGCTATCGTACCATTCAGAGTGTAGGCCTATCTTGTGTAGGTACTCAAACAACTCTGGGTGCACGCCCATCGTGTCACGAAAGCCGTAGTAGTCGAACGCGTAGTTGCCGTTGATCTCTGAGCCCTCGCCGGACCATAGCGCGTTCGTGCTGCCATTAAAGTCCTCGCCGTCTTTTAGCCACACGCCAGGGAAACGGTTAGTGATTTGGTTTGCTTTTCTTTTTAGTTTGCTGTTCATTTTAATCTCCTTGAGTAGGGCCCGAAGGCCCTATTTAATTAATCGTCGTAATCGTCTTCTGGGTGACCCTGATCTGGGCCTGTGTAGTGTGGGTTGCGTTCCCAGGTGTCGTACGGTGAAAGAATCCATTGTTGATCAGCTCTTTCGGCGCCGTAAACGTAAGTGTATTGATCCACTCGATCTTGTTCGGTACCGTAGTTTGTGTATTCATCTTCGTTCATTTTGTTTAGTCCTTTTAGTTTTATTGTGTTGCCCAACCACAGAAACGATTATACGGAGTGTTGAGAAAAACGCAACACTTATTTTCAATTATTTTTAATTATTTTTAACGATGACACTATCATTGGGTTTCAAGGCTAATTTTATTTAAAATGCTTTTGTATGTTGAGTAAAACGCACAACTAGTTTAGACTACTCGCTGTTGAATATTATTGGAACGCAAATGGGCAACGAAGAGTACAGTCACCTGATGAACAAAAAGCCGGCGGCCACGGTCCTAGCTAAGTTCAAGAGCAATCGCTCACTGGCCAAGAAGCTTGGTATCAGTCCGAGCACGATCACTCGATGGACTTATCCTAAGATCATGAAGGGCACAGACGGTCACATCCCGCAGAAGTACTGGATAGAGATTATGCACATCGCAAGGCGAGAAGGGTTTACACTTACGATTGAACATTTGTCAGGGTTACGCGCATGAGTGAAGTAAGTGAGCCACGTGAGAGAGCATCAACGGCGCTAATGCCGAGCGGTCTAACGGCCCAGGAAGAGATCTTCTGTCAGAACATAGTGAGGGGCAACAACCAGTCAGACGCTTTCAGAGCGGCCTACGACACTAGTAGCTACAAAGAAGCGTCTATACATCGCTCTGCAAAAGCCATCATGGACAAAATCAAGATTAAATCAAGGATCGCGGAGTTGCGCGCTCCTGTGATCAAGAAGGTGCAGATCACGCTCGAAGATCACCTGATTAAGTTGGGCCAGCTGAGTGACCTCGCTGCAGCCAAGGATCAGTACTCTGCTGCGATTAATGGCGAGATGCTGCGAGGTAAGGTCAGTGGCCTCTACGTTGATAAGATCGAGAGCAAGAACATTAACCTGAACGGCTCGCTAGCTAGTGAGATCAAGCTGAGCCGCTTAACTGACGACGAGCTAGCCGAGTACCTCAGACTAACCGCGAAGGCCTCAGACGAGAGCCTAGACGGTCTTAAGGTGGTGACCGACGTATGATTGACATGTCCAACGTGATACCGCTGCGAGCTATCCAGCTTGAGCACGACAGGCGCCGCGCTGAGCGCTCACTTAGCGAGTTCACTAAGATGGCCTGGCACGTCATCGAGCCTGGCACGCCTTACATCGGCAACTGGCACCTCGATACCATCTCTGAGCACCTGGAGGCCGTCACGAAGGGCGAGATACGCAACCTGCTCATCAACGTGCCACCTCGGCACATGAAGTCGATACAGGTCGCTGTGATGTGGCCGGTGTGGGTGTGGATGACGCAGCCGCAGTTCCGATGGCTGTTCGCCTCGTACGCTATCAGCCTGTCTGTGCGTGACTCACTCAAGTGCCGCCGACTGATCGAGTCGCCCTGGTTCCAAGAGCGCTGGGGCCACCGGTTCGCGTTGACCGGCGACCAGAACGCTAAGACCTTCTTCGAGAACGACAAGTCCGGCTACCGGTTCGCGACCTCGGTCGGCGCGTCGACCACTGGCCACGGCGGTGACGTGCTGGTTGTCGATGACCCGCACAACTCGATGGAGGCGCAGTCAGACACGATGCGCGAGTCCACGCTTGAGTGGTGGGACCAGGCGATGAGTACGCGGCTCAACAACCCTAAGACCGGCTGCAAGGTGATCGTGATGCAGCGGCTGCACGAGAACGACCTCTCTGGTCACGTGCTCAGGCAGGGCGGCTGGGATCACCTCTGCCTGCCGGCTCAGTTCGAGAAGGGCAGACGCAGCAAGACCACGCTGGGCAACTACGACCCACGCACCGAGGACGGCGAGCTGCTGTGGAAGGGCCGCTTCGGCATGAAAGAGATCGACGAGCTCAAGGTGCAGCTAGGTGAGTACGGCACATCGGGCCAGCTGCAGCAACGCCCGTCACCGGCCGCTGGTGGTATCATCAAGCGCGACTGGTTCAAGCTGCTGCCGGCAGACGAGCCGTTGCCTAAGCTCATGTACGTTGTGCAGTCCTACGACACGGCCTTCACCGAGAAGACACAGAACGACCCAACGGCCTGCAGCACCTGGGGCGTGTTCAATCACGCCAAGGGTAAGTCGGTCGTGCTGCTTGACTGCTGGAAGGAGCACCTCGGTTACCCTGACCTGCGTAAGAAGATGGGCGACGAGTACCGGTCTAAGTACGGCGACAAGGACAAGACGGTCGACGTGGTGCTGATCGAGGAGAAGGGGTCAGGCATTAGCTTGATGCAAGACCTGCGACGCAGCGGCGTGCCCTGTCACCCGTACAACCCAGGGCGAGCGGACAAGGTCACACGTGTCCACGCGGTCGCGCCCTTGCTTGAGTCTGGCCTCGTGTACTTGCCTGAGTCGAAGAAGAACCCAGGCCGCGCACCAGCGTGGACAGACGCGATGATGCACGAGCTGATGATTTTCCCTAACGGCGAGCACGACGACATGGTCGACAGCATGACGCAGGCGCTAATCTACTTGCGTGACACGCGCATGCTGAGCATCGACGGCAACCAGGTTGAGTACGGACAAGCGCCACCAAAAGAAAGAAGCAATCCGTACGCTGCGTAGTTGTATTTTAATTAATACTGGGTTAAAATCGCGCAAAGCCAATCCTTTTTAGGGAATGCTATGCCAAGCCCACTCAGTCTGATTAAGAAAATGTACTCCCCACTTGAGAGGGCGGTCGTTGCGCATAAGCTAGAGACAATGCCTAGCTCACAGTGGGCTGCGTACATCAAGGCCAACGCGCCCAAGGCCGCGAAGAAGGAAGCACTAGCGATTAAGCTAGACGAGCTACTAGCTCGGCAGCCTAAGTTGTCCAAGGCGGACATCGTCAAACACATCCAAGAGAACTCACCCAAGGTCAGCACCAAGAACATCCGCGCTGAGGGTTATGGTAGCGACGAGACCCAGTATGGCAAGTACGTGCTGCCAGGCGGCGAGGACTACACCGAGACGCTTATTCACCTGCCGCCAAACACAAGCTCACCCTCAATCAGAATGCAGAAAGTCTTTGAGATTGCCGACGAAAATGGGCAATTGCTAGCTAGTGGCACGGTACCTATGTCGCCACGCACGCTTGAGAAGCTCAACAACAACCCTAACTGGGTGGTGCGTGAGTACGAGCAGCCTCACCCCGCCGACATACTCCGTGACCCATCTAACTTTACCTCTGGTCACTTCGACGAGCCCAACGTCTTGGCTCACCTGCGCACCAACATTAAGCTTACACCTGACAACAAGGACGTGCTCTTCCTAGAGGAGCTGCAGTCAGACTGGGCGCAGCAGGGTAGGAAGAAAGGGTTCTTAACTCCGGACTTGCATGTAGAGCGCCGTGCGCAAATAAAGGCGGAGATGGATGCCTTGGCTAAAGAAGCCACTGCGATGCGTGAGCGTGGAGAGAGCCCCGTTGATATCCGTCAACGTATGCGCCAACTAGACGATGCGTTGCGCGATATCCCTACACCGAAGGGCGTACCATCTGGCCCTTACATTGAGGACACAGCCGACTGGACCGCGTTAGGTTTGAAGAAGGCCATCGAGCGAGCGGTTGACGAGGGGCAAAGCCATTTGGCCTGGACTACTGGCACGCAGCAGGCTGATCGTTACAACCTGGCTAAGCAGATTGATAGCATAAATCATAGTATGAACCCTGACGGGACCTACAGCTTTTCAGCAATAAAGAATGGTGAAGAGGTTCTTTCAAAAGAAGGCCTAACGCAGGACGAGCTTGCTGATCACTTAGGCAAAGACATAGCAGAGAAGATTGTTAAGAGCGAGGGCGCAGATTCGCCGGCAGGCACTAGCGTAGGTTGGGAGGCAGCGCCATCAATATACGGCGACGTTGCTGCTCCACCACAACCAAGGACTCTGTCTGGCTTGGATCTACAAGTCGGCGGCGAAGGCATGAGAACCTACTACGATCAGATTGTACCCAGTACAGCCAACGACATTTTAAAATCAATGGGTGTAACGGAGCGCGTTAAACCTATCGGCGTGCAACTTGGCAACAACGTGTCTGAGCAGATGGGCTTCGACATCACGCCAGAGATACGTGACTACGTGATGAATCAAGGCTTACCTGCGTTCGCCGGCGGTGGCGTGGTTAAAGCAACAGCCAAAGAGATGGCGGATCTTTTAAAACTTTATCATGGTGGCCGCAAGTTTGAACAGTGGAACCCTAAGATGATTGGTATGGGCGAAGGCGCTGGACGACGTAACCCGTTAATGGCACAAGGTCCCGGCCTTTATGCAGGTGACACAACAGATCTAGCAAAAATATATTTAAAGTATGGCGGAGACGACCCTGCGTTAACAGAGCTAAGTGTAGATCCTACCAATATTATTAATTACTATAAAAAAATGCCACCAGAGCATTTGGAAAAAGTTAAAGAGGCTGAAAGTCGCCTAGATGCTTTAGGTCTTAGAACAAGTAACTACGGCTTACAAAATGCCTGGTTAGGTGGTAGAGAGGCAGACCCACAGCGAGTGCGCGACATATTAGTTAACTCTGGCGTAGACGGGTTACAACAATACTTAAACCCTTACTTTGGTACTGAGTTTTCTATATTTAATCCCGATATCATTAAACGAGTACGTACAATGGATTCATCTGAGTACGCAGAAGGCGGCCCAGTACACATGGACGAGGGTGGCTTGAACGTTAGAGCGTCAGGTGACTACGGCAACTTTGACAGCGAGAGCTCGTCAGGCAGCCACTACAACTTTAGCACCGACGTTGACATCCTAAACAAGTACGGCTTCGGTGTTACCAAAGAGGGCCAGGTGTTCAAGTTACCTGAGCGCACCTACACCTACGAGGATGGCTACACAGAGACCGTACCAGCACGTAAGATTAAGCGTGACGACATCAGCGAGCTACGCGCTCGTTACATGACAGACGACGGTGTACAGTATGGCGTTGGTCGCCAGCCACTAGCGAAGGGCTGGTCTGCTTACCGCACCGACCCACGCACTCAGGCAACGGTAGGGTTTAACGTGTCGCCTCAATACAAGAACTTATCTGTTTACCGTTCCGACCCACGCGATCAGTCAAGCGTTGGCGTTAACGTGTCGCCGTACTACAAGGGCATCAACTACACCAAGAACTTTGCAGAGGGCGGCGCGGTAGAGACTGATGACGTTGACTACGATGAGCTGTACGAGTTTAGAGACTACGGCGACCGTGAGACAGGCGAGGCTAAGGACACTGGTGCCTTGGGCGAGATCCGTATGCCTAACGGCCGTGACGTGATGACCGAGTACTCCATCAACGTCGACGGCCGCGAGATGCCGAGCATCGTTGAGGGTATGCACCCGGCTGACGTGAACTACATCCGTGAGACCGGTATCGTGCCTGAAGACGCAGTGGCCACGGCCGTTCGCAGCGCTAACAAGCGTGAGGCGAGTGGGCAGTCACCGTTTTGGAATAAAAAAGATGAGCCCGCATTTGCAGAAGGTGGCGAGGTAGACTATGATGCGATGTACGAGTTTAAAGATAACGCACCAGGCTTCGCTAAGGGCGGCCCTGTTTTATCAGTAGGCAGAGGCGAGAAGTTGCCGGTGTCACAAGGCGCAGGGCTAACAGCCAAGGGCCGCGCAAAGTATAACGCAGCGACGGGCTCTAACTTAAAGGCGCCAGCGCCGCACCCTAAAACAGAGAAAGATGCAGGTAGGCGTAAGTCATTCTGCGCGCGCATGTCAGGTATGCCAGGACCAATGAAAGACGAGAACGGCAACCCAACACGTAAAGCGGCGTCACTAAAACGTTGGAATTGTAACTAAGGATTAAAATGGCTAAAGACATGATGGACGATGAGGAAGAACTCAAGGGCGAGACAGTTGAGCTAGACGAAGAGGTTACGGACATCCGTGACACTGAAGACGGCGGCGTGATGGTTACGCTTGAGAACGAAGAGGACCATCAAAATCAGAGCGAGCACTTTGCCAACATCGTTGACGACATCGATCCTAAGGTCCTTAACACAATCGTTGACGACTTGATAGACAAGATTGGCCGAGACAAGGACGCACGTAAGAAAAGGGATGAGCAATATGAAGAGGGCATTCGTCGTACTGGCCTTGGTGATGACGCTCCAGGTGGTGCGCAATTTACTGGAGCCAACAAGGTTGTTCACCCACTAATGACAGAGGCCTGCGTTGACTTCTCAGCGCGCGCCATGAAGGAGCTGTTCCCACCGAACGGCCCAGTGCGTAGCAAGATCATAGGCACACAGAACAAGGCCAAGCTTGAGAAGGCTGAGCGCAAGGCCAAGTACATGAACTGGCAGCTCACCGAGCAGATGCCTGAGTTCCGCTCTGAGCTTGAGCAGCTAACGACACAGTTGCCACTAGGCGGCGTGCAGTACATGAAGCTGTTCTGGAACAAGGACCTTAATCGCACGGAGTCAGTGTTCATTCCAGTGGATGACATCTACCTACCGTTCGCTGCGTCTAACTTCCACACGGCCGAGCGCAAGACGCACGTCCAGTACATCACCAAGTTTGAGTACGAGAAACGCGTACGCTCAGGCATGTACCGCGAGGTTGACCTCGGCATGGCTGACGACATCGACTTCTCTAAGGCCACCAAGGCCAACGATAAGATCGAAGGTCGCGAGGACAACTCTTACAACGAGGATGGCCTACGCACGGTGTTTGAGATCACTACGGCAGCCGACCTTGAGGGTGACGAGTTCTTACCGTACGTCATCACAGTAGACAAGGCCACAGAGAAGTGTTTGGCCGTGTACCGTAACTGGGCAGAGAGCGACGCAACAATCAAGGAGCCACTGGTCTCTATCGTTGAGTTCCCGTTCGTACCTTGGCGTGGCGCGTACCCAATTGGTCTAACACACATGATTGGCGGCCTATCAGGCGCTGCGACCGGTGCATTGCGTGCGTTGCTTGACTCTGCGCACATATCTAACATCCCAACGTTGCTTAAGCTTAAGGGTGGCCCTAACGGCCAGAACGTTAATCCACAGCCGACTGAGGTTATCGAGCTAGAGGGCGGCATAAACGTCGACGACGTGCGTAAAATCGCCATGCCAATGCCGTTTAACCCACCGAGCCCAGTACTTATGCAGTTGCTTGGCTTCTTGGTTGACGCAGGCAAGGGCGTGGTGCAAACTTCGTTCGAAAAACTGTCAGATCAGAACCCAAACATGCCGGTTGGCACGACTTTAGCGTTAATTGAGCAGGGAATGGTGGTGTTTTCATCCATCCACTCACGCTTACACAACTCAATGGCGCAGGTTCTTAAGGTAATGCACCGCCTAAACTCTGCTTATTTGACAGACGAGATGGTAATTGACGAAATCGGCGAAAAAATGGTCGATCCGTCAGACTTTGACGGTCCGATGGACGTTATTCCTGTCTCAGACCCCAATATTTTCAGTGAAACACAGCGTTTTGCGCAAATTCAAGCGGTTCAACAGCGTGCAATGGCGTTGCCACAGCTGTATGACGTGCGTAAGGTTGAGGAATTGTTCTTAAAACAGCTTAAAATCCCAGAGGGTTCTGAGCTATTAATACCAAAACCTGAGCCTAAAGACATCGATCCGATACAAGAGAACTTCGCGGCCTCAGTTGGCAAGCCAATTGGCGCGTTGCCTGAGCAAGAGCACATCGCTCACTTGCGCGTGCACTTGGCGTTCTTACAGTCACCCATGTTTGGTCAAAATCCAATCATCGCACCGATGTTCGTACCTGCAATAGTGGCGCACATTAAGGACCACTTGTTAATGCACTACATGAAGGTTACCAACCAAGGCCTCAGAGTAGCTAGTGAGAGCGGCCAGTTGGGCGACGACGACGCGATGATTGAGGCACAAGCAGCGGTTGAGATACAACAAGCGATTGAAAGCGCGATACCGCCAGAGTTCTTGCAAATTGTTTCAGAGGCGTTCGCTATGGCACAACAAATGCAGCCACAGCAACCACAAGACCCAACGCAAGCTGCGGCAGCCGTACAGCGCGAGTCAATAGCGCAACGTGCCCAGTCTGATCAGATGAAGATACAGGCGCAAGGTCAGCGTGATCAAATCCAAGCGCAGACACAAGCACAGCGTGACGCGGTCAAAGCTAGCTTGCAACTTCGCCAGGACGAGCTTGACTTGCAAACCGAGCTGCTTAAACAAGACCGTGAGGACGCACGCAAGCAGGCTGATTTAACAGCACGCTTGCAAATGAACCAAGAAGACAACGCTACGGCCAAGGACCTCGCGGCCGCTGAGATACTAAGCGGTAACAAAGTAGACGTGTCAACTGGCACGGGCATTAACCCAAATCCTAATTTTTAAGGAGAAATAAAATGGCAACAACAGATAAATGCAATTGCAAAGACTCACAAGGCGTATCCCAACATCAACGCTTGGCAATGGGCGCTAAGTTGGACGGTAAAACATTACCTGGTACACCAGTTAAAACACAATCAATCCCTAAGTAACTTATGGATGATGCGGACTTAAGTCAGGAGCGCCAAGAGCGCGAAGACTTAATTAGAGCTACGTATTCAGTTGATTTGACGATACCGACAAGCAATGTGTGTTTGAATTGCTTAGATAGTACAGTAAATGGGGCCCGATGGTGTAGCGTCGGGTGCAGACAGGACTATGAGAATCGGACAAACAAGAAATGACGATCGATAAGATTTTAAATTTATTAACGAGCGCGCAGCAAGAGTTGGCAGTGGCTGCGCTTCGTTCACCGAATTCACATGATGCGTTTGAGTACGGGCGCATGGTGGGGATGTACGCTGGAATTGAGCGTGCTATAGAGGTAATTTTGTCAACAATTAAAGAGGATAACGATGATGTCTGATCAAACGCTGGATGATGCGTTTCCAAGTGCAGACCCAGGAATAACACCTTTTGGGAGTTATGTTTTGGTACAAATTAGGGCGCCAAAGCTGAAAACAGCAGGCGGTATTATTTTAAACGCTGAAACTACAGAGACCGAGAAGTGGAACACACAGGTAGGTAAGGTAGTAACAGTGGGGCCATTGGCCTTCAAGAACCGTAACAGCATGGAGTTATGGCCTGAGGGTGCTTGGTGTGAGAAGGGTGACTTTGTTCGAGTCGCCAAGTACGGTGGTGATCGTTGGGAAGTGCGCATTGATAAAGACACGACCGCAATGTTCGTAATTTTTAAAGACACGGATCTAATCGGTAAGGTAACAGTTGACCCATTAGCGATTCGTGCTTTCTTATAGCTGATAAAGGAGCTAGGCATGGCAAAAGAAAAAGAAGTAGAATCAATCATCGAAGACGATGAGGACGAGCTAAAGGATGCGGAGTATGTAGCCGTTGATAATCCGCTTGACGAAGACGATGAAGAAGAGGAAAGTACCTTAAAATCATCCGAAGAAGAGGGCGACGCTAGTAGTGAAGACGACCGCGAAGCAATTCGTGAACGCCGTCGACTAGAGAAAAAAGAACGTAAAGAACGCCGCGATAAGGCCATCGGCCGCGATAAAGTTGAGCTTAACTTTTTGCGTAGTCGTAACGATGAGCTAGAGCGTCGTATCGGTGCTGTTGAAACACACACCCAACAAACAAACTTGAGTCAACTTGATCAGCAAATCCAGCAGGCTGCTTATGAGGTAGAGACATCACAAAAAATCATTGCCAAGGCAGTAGAAGCTGGCAACGGTGACGATGTCGTGCAGGCGATGCAGTACCGTGATCAAGCGATGGCTAAGATGCAACAGCTTTCGCAGTACAAGCAACAGCAATCTCAGCAAGCGCCACGTCAGCCACAGGTTGATTCAGAGGTTGTGCATTATGCTAAGGAGTTCATGGAAGAGCACAGCTGGTATGACCCTCAAGGTAAGGACGAGGACTCAGCCATTGTGTTGGCCATTGACAACAAGCTAGCGCAAGAAGGCTTTGATCCACGCTCTGAGGAGTACTGGGATGAGTTGCATGATCGCGTTAAGCGTCGTCTGCCAGAGAAGTTTAAGGCAGCACGCAAACCGACAGGTGGCCCTGCTGTAGGTTCTGGTCGTGAACACGCGCCAGTGTCGACACGCAAAGAGGTTTACATTAGCCCTGAACGCAAGGCAGCCTTACAAGAGGCAGGCGTTTGGGATGATCCAGTGTTACGTCAGCGCTACGTTAAAAAGTACGCTGAATACGATCGTGCTAACAAGAGTTAAAAAATAGTAGTTTTCTTTTTTTAAAAATTAGAACATAATTCTAATCAATTGCTGAATGGAGCAAGTAATGACAAATACAAATGATGAACGTTTAAAGAAAAGTGTAGGTGATGGTCGTGGAGATCGCGCGATGGAAAATCGTGCTGTCACGGAGAATCGTGAAATCTCGGATGCAGACCGTCTAGATATATTTCGGCAACAGTTCTTTCAATCTTCACTTCCTGATCTACCAAAAATACCTGGATACCACGTATGCTGGTTGACCACTACAAACCCACGAGATACGATTAATATGCGTATGCGGTTGGGTTACGAAGCCATTAAGCCAGAAGACATTCCTGGCTGGGAATCAACATCTGTTAAAACAGGTGATTGGATTGGCTTTATTGGGGTTAACGAAATGCTCGCATTCAAGCTACCACTTTCTCTTTATGAGAAGTACATGCAAGAGGCGCACCACGATGCACCTTTGCGTGAGCTAGAAAAGTTGACGGATACTTCCGAGTTCCTTAAACGCGACGCAGAAACTACCGGCAGTCGACTATATGAAGGTGATGGTACGCAGGACTTGAGGAAAAATGCTGGTCGAGCTCAATTTGACTTGACCTAACTTTATTTTTTCTAAGGAGTATTAAGATGCCTTCAACAAGCGCACCTTTTGGCTTCCGCCCTTCTTTCCACAACAGTGGTCAGATTCGCCCGAAAGCTTATACAATTACATCGACTTATGCAACGAACATTTTTTCAAATGATCCTGTTAAGTTAACAAACGACGGTGTTATCCAATTGGGTACATCAGATGGTTCTCGTACAGGTACAGTAGCAGGCATAACATTGCTTGGCACTTTAGCTGGCGTTGAGTACCGTGATTCAACCGGCAAGCCTTCTATCTCTCCATACTGGATTGGTGGCAGTACTGCTACTGAAATCATTGCTTACGTGTTCGATGATCCAGAAACATTGTTTGAAACTCAATACACAAATCCAGGTACTGCTGGTACTGATTCAGTTCAAACTTCCGTGGGTGAGCAAGCTGACTGGACTGGTTTTACAGCTCCAGGTGGTTCAACTCGTACAGGTCTTTCAGACGCTTATTTAGGCGCCATCGAAGGTTCCGGTACTGGTCAGTTCCAAATCACTGGCTTCGCTACTAACATTAACCAATCGCTAACAGATGCTTATGTTGTTGCGTATGTTCGTATCAACGAACACGCTTACAAGTATCCAACAGCGTCAATCTAAGGAGGTCTGACAAATGGCAACCCCAATGAGAAGTACGGACTTTAGGTCCATTGTTGAGCCGATCCTTAACGAAAGTTTTGACGGTATTTACAGCCAACGTGCTGACGAGTGGAAAGGCGTGTTTGATGAGGTTCAAGGTATCAAACGTAACTACCACGAAGAGCCAGTATTGTATGGCTTCGGTGCAGCTCCTGAGTTGCCTGATGGTATGGCTGTTACTTACCAATCTGGTGGTGTGTTATTCGCACAACGCTACTGGTACAAAGTATATGGCCTAGCTTTTGCCTTGACTAAAGTCTTGGTAGAAGATGGTGACCATATCCGTATCGGTCAAACATACGCTCGTCACTTAGCTCAATCTTTGGTTGAGACAAAAGAAACCTTGGCAGCTAACGTATTGAATAATTCATTCAATAACGCTTACCAAGGTGGCGACGGTGTTTCATTGATCAACGCTTCACATCCAATCGTGAATGGTACATTCAGCAATCAGTTAACTACTGCAGCTGCTTTGTCACAAACATCATTGGAACAAATGTTGATTCAAATCCGTCAGGCAGTGGACAACAACGGTAAACGTATCCGTTTAGTACCACAAAAACTAGTATTAAGCCCATCTAACGTGTTCCAAGGCGAAGTATTGCTAAACAGCGTATTAAAAGCTGGTACAGCAGACAACGACTTGAACCCGATTAAATCAATGGGTCTATTATCTGGTGGTCAAGCTAACATGTCTCGTTTGACTTCAAACACCGCTTGGTGGGTGAAAACAGACGCGCCAGAAGGCTTGAAAATCGTTATGCGTCGTGGTTTAGAGAAATCTATGGAAGGCGATTTTGAGACTGACTCTATGCGTTACAAAGCAACAGAGCGTTACTCATTAGGCTGGACAGATCCTCGTGCCGCTTACGGTACAGCTGGTATCTAAGTTGTAATGGTCAGGGGGCTTCGGCCCCCTACCAACTTTCTGGAATTATTATTTTAGCTTATTAGACCGTTCCAGCGGACGTTGCACAGACTAATAGGCGACTTGTGCAAAAAGGAAATATATCATGTCATCAACCACCTTCACAGGTCCAGTCACCAGTTTAAATGGTTTCGTGGGCGCAATCACTGGCAATATCACTGGTAACGTAACTGGTAATCTTACAGGTAACGTAATTGGTAACGTAACTGGTAACGTAACAGGCAATCTTACAGGTAAAGTATCATCTACAACTGCAACATCAACAACATTGGGCGCAATTGCCAATGCTGTTAATACAACAGGCAAAGTTTTAGGCACAACACTTTACAACACAACAACTAAGACATTCTATGTGGCGCAAGGTCCATCAACAGCCGCTGTATGGATTGATGCTTCTGACGGTACAACTACTATCTCACCAGCATAATTTAATAATGATCGGGAGCTTCGGCTCCCTTCATCTCTACTGATTTAGGAGAACGACATGGCAGATGCAGTAACAACACAAACAATCCTTGACGGCGACAGGCTCGTCATTCAAAAATTCACAAACATCTCTGACGGCACAGGCGAAGCGGCTGTTGTCAAGGTAGACGTTTCAACTTTAGCAGTTAATACCAACGGCAGTGCTTGTACCGGCGTAAAAATTAACAAAATATGGGCACAAACTTACGGCATGGCTGTAGATATTCTTTGGGACGCAGACACAAACGTAATCGCTGATACCATTCCGTCAGACGTGATGTACAAGATGTGCTTCTCAGACTTTGGCGGCATTCCAAACAACTCAGGCGATGGAAAGACAGGCGATGTATTATTCACGACTGTTGGTGCTGCCGCTGGCGATCGTTACACGATTGTTTTAGAGTGCATTAAAACTTACGCCAACCCAACTACGTTCTAGGAGCAATATCATGGCAGTTAAATATGTAAAAGATTTTAGTTTTGACAAATCATTTGGCTATACAGGCTCAACAGCTACTGGTCCGGTAAGCAATAAAGAACGCGCAATGACTGCCTCTGCTAAAGCGGGAGCTAAGATGGGCGCTGGTGCAGTAAGTAACGCAGAAGTTGACACACGTAAAGCAGCCCAAGCAATTGCTAATGCAAATAGACTGCCTAAACCACTAGCAGATTCAGTAATAAATAAAACGCCTCGTATTGTTGATGACTCAGAGCCAACAGCAGAAGAAATTAAATTGATGCGCCAAGCACGTGATTATATGCGTGAGGACAAGGCAACGTCTGACGCAGCTAAAAAAGAAATGGGTTTTAAAAAAGGTGGCTGCGCTACAGCGATTCACAAGCACGAAAAAGCACAGCACCCAGGTGAACCCCTCACCAAGCTTAAAAAAGGCGGCAGCGTGCTTGAAAAGGCCACTGGTGAGCGTTATGCGTCTAAATCAGCGATGATGAAGCATGAAAAGATGGAAACTCCACGCATGCAGCGTGAAGAGATGATCCAGAAACGCGTTGTTAAGGGCCCAGCTATGGCTGCCGGTCGTGACCCACGCGTTCCGATGCTTAAATGTGGCGGTAGCTACAAAAAATAGTAGTTTTATTTGTGCCAAATATAGGGCATAATGTTAAAAAATGGGCACGCTGTAACAGCTGCCATCAACAATCAGGAGTTTTTGATGGCATTTTCTGGAACAGTGAGCACAACGGTATTTAACACGAACAAGGTGGTTGACCACGCCTATCGTCGTTGCCGTGTGACTGCCCAGCGCGTCACAGCTGAGATGCAAGGCATTGCAACCGATGCCTTGTATCTTCTTCTGTCTGAACTAGCAAGTACAAAAGCACCGTCTTGGTGTATCGAAAAAGTAATTCTTCCTTTCTACGAAGGCCAACCTGATGTGACGCTTCCATTAGGCACGGTTGACGTGTTAAACGCAAACTACCGTTACCTTCAGCCTGTTACAGGCTCAAACGTAGTAACCAGTACTGTCTACCAGGTTAACTTCTCGTCAAGCACAGTTGTTAGCACTGTCGGTATCGAGTGGAGTGCAGCAGCGGTACCCTTAACTTTCTCAGTATCAACCGACGGAAGCACATGGACTGTAGTTGATACTGTAACTCCTGTCGGCTCTGCTGGCACAATAACTTGGTTTGACATCTATCCCGCACTTGCTTATCCGTATTTTAAAATTACGGCAACGTCTGGCACACTAAACTATACAACCATTACATTGGGCAACACACCTAACGAGATACCGTTCGGTGTGCTAAATCGTGACTCTTACGTCTCACAAAGCAATCAAATATTTGCCGGTCGCCCAACCACGTACTGGTTCCAACGCGACATCAACCAACCTATTTTGCACCTATGGCCGGCACCAAACCTAGCCGCTGAAGGCGCGCAGCTGATTGTTTGGCGTCATCGTCAGATCATGGACGTGGGTACGTTGCAGCAAGAGCTAGAGATACCACAGCGTTGGTACGAGGCCATTGTGGCCAAGCTGGCGTCTAAGCTAGCGATGGAGACAGACGCGGTTGACATGAACTTAATCCCAATGTTAGACGCAAAAGCAGAAGTTGCATTGCGCGCAGCTTGGGATGGCGACAACGATGGCAGTCCGATTACGATTACGCCTAACATCGGAGTGTATACTCGATAATGGCTAAATTTTTAGACACACGTGGTAATTCAACACTAGGCATAGGAATATGTGCTAGGTGCAGTCGTAAGTTCCCTATAGGTGAATTGCGTTCAGACCCAAATTACCCAAATTTGATGGTTTGCAAAGAAGACAGTGATCAGTACGACCCATACAGATTAGCCCCAAGAGCACCAGACCAGATTGTTTTACCGTTTGTTCGTCCTGATTTGCCATTGAACACTAGCCCTGCTGGGGTGGTTAACGAGCTAGACAACATCTTTATTATCACAGAAAACAATGAAGGATACCTCGTCCCATGAGCGTCCCAAGTAATTTAGTACCAACATCCATACTTCAGTTACCTGAAGACCCGTCTCCGTCTGATTTAGGCTGGATGATGTACGTCAACAATGGCGTAACCTATAAAGTACAAGTAAATGCAGTATTAAACGTAACCGGCGTACCGTCAACACGTCAAGTTAACGCGGGTACAGGGTTGACTGGCGGCGGCGATTTAAGCGTTAATAGAACCATCTCTGTTGCTGTTGGTGGCATAGGCTCAACACAGTTAGATAACACGGGTGTCACACCAGGTGTTTACGGTAGTTCTTCCGAGTTACCTATCCTTACTGTCGACGCTAACGGTCGTATTACCGCAGCGACAACAACGTCATTCTCAGTTTCAGGATACGTTCCTGTCACTCGTCAAGTTATAGCTGGAACAGGTTTGTCAGGTGGCGGTGCACTAAACAACAACGTAACGTTAAACGCAGTATTTTCAAGCAGCTTGCCATTGGCATTAGGTGCAGCTGCCGCAGGGGTAGCGAACGTATCGGCTCGTGAAGATCACGTTCACCCTGCAGTCAACTTGGCTAGTACGATACAAACAACGGGTGTACTAGGCATGGTCAGTGGAGGAACAGGGGTCGCGCATACAGCCCCTGCCGCTGGCGCAATCGCTTACTCTGACGGGTCTGGTATTCAGCTGTCCACAGTCGGTTTAGCAGGTCAAGTTTTAGTTTCGCAAGGTGCAAGCGCACCTGATTGGGGTTCAGCGCTTATTGTGTCTGATCAGCCTGCTAACTACTTCTACGCTGGTCCAACAGCTGGTCCAGACGCACCGACAGCGTTCCGCGCAATAGTTAACGCTGACTTGCCTGCCTCTGGTGTATCAGCCAATACTTACGGTACACAGATTAATGTCCCAGTATTTGCGGTCAATGCTAAGGGCGTTATCACCAGCGCAACCAACACGCTTATTGGTAACTTGCCTAACAGCGCATTAGTTAATAGTTCAATCACCATTAACGGTAACTCCGTCAGTCTTGGCGGATCTACCACTGTAACAGCTACAGCGACTAACGCGCTGACCATTGGCACTGGCTTATCAGGCACTAGCTATAACGGCTCTTCTGCTGTAACTATTGCCATAGCAAGCACTGGCGTAACGGCAGCGTCTGTTGGTTCTGCTAGCAAAACACTAACGGCGACAGTTAACGCGCAAGGTCAATTAACGGCATTAGCTGATACCAACATTGCCATCTCAAACACACAAGTGTCAGGCTTAGGTTCTGCGGCATTGCTAACAGCTGGTGCAGCTGGTGGTGTGGCAACCTTAGACGGCGGCGGAACAGTTCCTACCAGCCAGTTACCTGCTGCTGTACTTGGTGCATTGAAGTACCAAGGCACATGGAATGCTACAACCAATGTCCCAACATTAACAAGCAGTGTAGGTACTCAAGGTTACTATTATGTCGTGGCCACAGCAGGTACAACCAACCTTGATGGTATCAACTCTTGGGCTATTGGTGACTGGGCTATCTACAGCGGCACAGCTTGGCAAAAGATTGACAACACCGACGCAGTAACAAGTGTTAACAGTTACACTGGCACGGTTGTTTTAGGTGCAAGTGATGTTGGTGCACAGCCAGTGTTCACCAGCCAAACAGCTAATTATGTTTATGCTGCCCCTGATGGATCAGCAGGCGTACCATCATTTAGAGCGTTAGTTTCTGCGGATCTGCCAGGTCTTTCTGGTACATACATACCTTACACTGGTGCTAACGCGGCAATAGATTTGAACGCTAAAACAGTGGTTAACATTGCCAACCTTGGTGTCAACACAACAAGTGTACCAACCATTAAAATTAGAGCCATTGGTGATAATGACTCAACCTCTCGCATTGCAATGCGTGGTTATTCAAGTGACGCCAACAGCTCATCAATGCGGGTTACTAAATTCAGAGGCACTGCTGGCGCACCTCAAGCGCCACAAAGTGGTGACAGCTTAGGTAAGTTTGAGCTTGCAGGTTACGGAACAACCTCTTCAGATGGCTACGCGCAAGCATCATTTGAGGGTGTTGCCACAGAGGCGTGGGGTGCTACAGCTAGGGGCGCAAAAACTTTAATTAAGGTTACACCCAACACTACAACCACTCAAGTTACAGCGGTTACTGTTGACCAAGATAGCAAGGCAACCTTTGCTGGCGCTATGGCTGTTACAGGACACACGACCTTTGAGGGTGTGACTTCTACAGGCGCAACAGGTACAGGGAACTTAGTTTATTCAGCGTCACCCACATTTACAGGAACATTAACCTGCGCTACACTGGTAGCAACATCAGGTATATCAGGAGGAACTTTCTAATGCCAGCACCAGGCTCAACGCCCATAATTTTATATCACAGCACGACTGCCTCTGCGGTTCCATCCGCAGGCGATCTGTCAGCTGGTGAGTTAGCGGTTAACGTTACCGACAAGAAAATCTATTCTAAAAATGGCGCTGGTGCCGTAGTACAGGTTGCAGCAGCCCCTGGTGCTAACTCCGACATTACCTCGCTGACTGGTCTAACCACCGCACTAAGCATTGCGCAAGGTGGTACGGCAGCAACAACCGCCGCTGGCGCTAGAGCGAGTTTGACTGTCGTGGCCTACACAACCACCACGGGCTCGGCAGTGATGCCAACTGGTACAACTGGTGAGCGTGATGGCAGCCCTGCTGCGGGTTACTTTAGGTTCAACTCTACTGCTGGCGCCTTTGAAGGTTACAACGGTACAGCTTGGGGCTCTATCGGTGGTGGCGCTACGGGTGGTGGCGGTGATACCGTATTCCAAGAGAACAGCTTGATTGTAACTACAAGTTATACATTATCAACAGGCAAGTCTGCCATGAGCGTTGGACCAATTACCATAAACGGTGGCGCTGCGGTTACGATTCCATCAGGCTACTCTTGGTTGATTTTATAAAGGAACTATTATGGCTTCATCAATAAACGCAATTACAACTGGTTCGGGTGGTGTCATCACTACAGCCGACAATAGCGGTGATTTAAACATACAAAGCGGTGGGTCTACTAAGATTGCTGTAACATCAGCAGGTGTAGCGGTTACTGGATTGAGTAAGGCATCATTGCCTACAGGTAGCGTGTTGCAAGTAGTTAATGCTACTTATTCAACACAAACATCTACTACATCTGCAAGTTATGTAGATACAGGCTTAACGGCAACAATAACACCAACAAGTGCTACAAGTAAGATTTTTGCAGTAGTTTCTATGCCTAATTGTGATAGAAGTGGGGCTGCTAATGCAATGCTTTATTTAAATTTATGTCGTGGTGGCTCTCAAATAGTTGAGGCAGTTAAAGCTATTGGTTATTCAGGGGGGTCAGCTGGGGATTTTTCCTTTTCTACTGGATTTACTTATTATGATTCACCAGCAAGCACCTCTGCATTAACTTATAAAGTTCAATTTTATACTTATTCGGGGAATGGTACAGTTATCGTTCAATCAAATTCTGGCGCAAGTGTGCTAACTTTAATGGAGATAGCAGCATGATACAAGCAATATACAAACTATATCCACAAGTGGTTCGCACAGTTGGCGATGATGCCTTTGATGCTGACGGCAATCAAGTCACATACGACCTAGACCTAGTTCAAGCAGAACAAGCAGCAGAAGCCAAGCGTCAAGAGGCACTAGCCTACCTAGCATCTACAGATTACATGATGACAGCAGACTACGACAAAGACACAACAGAAGTTCGTGCGTTAAGGGCTGAAGCTCGTAATGTAATAAGAGGAGTTAACTAAATGCCAGTACTTTTAGCAGGAGCGACAAGCGGTGTAACGACTGTACAAGCTACAGACACGGTGACTGCTACAATGACCTTGCCATCTGTAACGGGTATTGTACCAACACAAGACAGCACAACAGGTGCATTGACATTACCTACTGGCACAACAGCACAACGCCCTACAGCCTCAACAGGTATGGTTAGGTACAACTCAACAACTGGGTATATGGAATACTACAACGGCACAGCTTGGTATAGCGTAACACCCATACCTATTACTCCTACTGTGGAGTATTTAGTTGTTGCGGGTGGCGGTGCTGGAGCAGCTGGCGGTGTAGGTAATGGTGGCGGTGGCGGAGCAGGTGGTTATCGCACAGCAGCAGGATTAGCTGTTTCAACAGGTTCGGCAATTACTGTAACTGTCGGTGCAGGTGGTACAGGCTTAACAGCAGCAAATACAACTGGAGCAAACGGTTCTAACTCTGTATTTGGTTCTATTACCTCTACTGGCGGTGGCGGTGGCGGTGGATGGAATGGTACTCCAAATGCGGGTGGTTCTGGTGGCGGAGCTGGTCAAGCAGGTGCTGTTGCTGGTGGAGCAGCCTCTCCTGCTGGTCAAGGTAATGTTGGTGGTACAACAGCAAATAATAATAATGCTGGTTGCGGCGGTGGTGGTGCTAGTGCAGCAGGTGAATCAAAAACAGGACCAAATTTAAACGGTGGATATGGCGGCAATGGTTCAGCTTCGTCTATCTCAGGTTCATCAGTAACTTATGCTGGTGGCGGTGGTGGTTCTGTTCATGGCTCTGGCTCATCATCTACTGGCGCAGGTGGTACAGGTGGTGGCGGTCAAGGTGGCTTTTCTACATCATCAAGAAATGGTGGCTCTGGTACAGCTAACACAGGTGGTGGTGGTGGTGGTGCAGGTGAGAGCATGCTTTCAGGTTCAGGTGGTTCAGGTGTTGTTATTATTCGTTACGCTGATACATACGCTCCCCCTGCTTCAACTACAGGCTCACCTACTATAACAGTCGCTGGTGGCTACCGTGTCTACAAATGGACTGGTTCAGGTTCAATTACTTTTTAAGGATTTACAAGATGGCTTATTTTTGCAAACTAGATGATAACGATGTCGTGATTGATGTCCACGCACTTAACAACATTGAGATGCTAACCGCTGAAGGTGTAGAGTCCGAGGATATGGGTAAGGCTTTCTTTATCCGTTGGTCTAACGGTCACTCTAAGTGGGTGCAAACATCTTACAACGGTACAATCCGTAAGAACTACGCAGGTATTGGTTACACATACGACAGAGTGCGTGATGCGTTTATACCACATAAACCTTTCCCTAGCTGGACATTAGTAGAGGACACTTGTCAATGGCAAGCTCCAGTAGCTATGCCTACCGATGACAAAATATACGTGTGGGATGAGGCAACAACAAACTGGGTAGAAGCTGCATAA